AGAGCAATAGTAACCCTTACAGTTTCCACCTGCGTTGTATCCATAACAACTGTAACCACAGCAGTTCGAGGTGTTGTATCCATAGCAAGTGTAGCCACAGCAGTTAGATCCACTGTAAGCTACGCATACATTGTAGTAGTAGCAGCAGTAGTAATTACCAGCTACGCAGTTGTAGCTCCAAGATGAAATGTAGCTATATGAATAAGTGTATGTATAGCTGTTGTAATACTCTACGCAGTTACAGCTCTCGGATTGCTGAGTTACACCAACGGCCCACCAGTTGCCAGAATCAGTAACCCACAATGCAGCACCAGCACCAGTTGAGCCCTTTAGGTCAATGGTCACGTCATTTGTAAATGAGGAGACTGCTGCAATTGGGTAGTTTGAATCTGTTAGCGAAGATGCCTTATTTCCAGATACCTGAAATGACCCTCTGACAGCTTCCCAAACTCCACCGTCTTCAGCTGGGTTGATACTTCCATCTGCCCTGTTAAAGTCATCGTTGAATGGGTTGGAGCCAGCGGTTCCAATAACCTTTCGATAGGCTGACGCAATCGCGCCTCTAAATGCGTCTCTTAGCATGTTATACCGCCAAATCTCCTGATACGATCCACTCGTTAGAGCCTAGGTAAAGAGCCGAGACCATAGAGTATTGAGCTCTGGTCTTGTTGCCCGGGGTTGAGTAAACAATTGCACTTCCGCCAGCAGCCATTGTGAGCCTTCCAGCGCCCATCTGGACGATAGTTAGTGCCATACCGACCTCTAGGGTTGGATCAATGGTTGTGGTTGGGAATGAAACGGTTGCAGCACTAGAGCTGTTGATACGAATCAACTTGTTCTTATCTGCGCTAGTTACGTTGTAGTTTCCAGTTGCGGAAACAATCTCAGTAACAGTAGGAGCATCTGCACCATCGGCACCAGCAGGTCCAGTTGGACCTTCGATGATCTGAAGGTCGATCCACTGCAAAGTGCTTCCAGTAGTAGATAGAACGCGGTTGTCGTTTCCGGTCTGACTTGGGATAAGCGTAATGTCATCCAGCTTGTCTAGTGCCTTCTGAACGGTGTCGTCTGAACCGCTTAGGGCACCATTGAAGCTAGAGGTGTTTACGATGATGTCAGATGCTACGGCGGTTGGGATTACCGAAACCGGCACAGGTAAAAGTACACGTACAGGTGCGGTGCCACCGAACTGGAAGTCGTAAGTAGCTGCGGTTCCACCCAAAAGCGTTCCATAGAACTTGGTTACTATCCTGTCAGTCTCTAGGAAGTTTCCAGTAACAACAACTGCGGTTGCGGAGAACTGCTCGTATGAAGTCACATTTACTGGCCCAGTCGCGTTTGAAGTTCCAATTAAGGTCTCAGTTCCAGCTGCATTTCTCCGGTAAACCTCAAAGTAGAACTCGGCAAAATCGTTTACGTTTCCAGAAGTCTTGCGAACATTACCAACGATGCTAATGTTTAGAACGCCAGCGTCTCCAACAAATATCTCAGCAGAAGAAGCTAGAGATGAAATCAGCTGTCCGGTCGAGTTAATTGATCCAGTAGTAACGTTTACAGCAGTGTCATTGTAATCTGGGTCAGATAGTGAGTCAACTAGTTTGTAATAACCAGAGATGTCTGAGCTTGCAGTAGTTGGGTAAAGCATAATGTTAGAAGACAGCAAGCTAACATCTGCCTTGTTTAGCTGTAATTCGTCAAGCGCTGCCTGAACGTTTGAAGATTCAAGGCCAGATTCTGCGTTGTCGTAGTTGACAAGAGCTGCGTCTGGCATCGGACGAAGCGAAACTAGAATCGCACCTTCAGTCGCGCTGCTAACTGCACAGGTGCCAACAACCATAACGTGGTCTGGAGAAGTTGGCTTTACGCCAGTAAATGCTCCAGCAGTAGTTGGGCTTGCGTAAACAGGCTGTCCAGCTGAAATCGAGCTAGTGTCAATTCCGCGAACTAGTCCATTGTAGGTAACATATCCATCAGCCCCAGATGCGATGTCCTGAGTTGCAACACCGACAACAGTAAAGCTTGGTGAAGCACCATCTGCGGTGTATGGGGCAACAGAAACGTGTCCGTGAACATCAGAGGTTCCGCTCACATAAACAACAGATCCGTTTGCAATTGTGGCTGCGGTTCCATTGTGAACTCGAACGTAGGTTTCCTGACCAATCTGCTGCACAACAGCACCTGAGTCCATGCCTAGGTCTAGCGTGCCATCAACTGGGTTCCAAGTTAGGTAGCCAGTGATACCAGCAGCAGAGCCGTTGCCAGTTGGGTCAAATTGAATAAAGTCTAGGGTAGAAACCGAAGTTACACCAGTTAGGTCTCCCCCAGCAGTTGGTCCAGTAGGTCCCTGAGGCCCAGTTGGGCCGATAGGTCCAGTAGGACCCTCTGGTCCAATAGGTCCAGTTGGTCCCAGCTCTCCCTGTGGGCCAGTAGGTCCGGTCGGGCCAAGTTCACCTTGGATACCTTGGATTCCCTGCTCGCCCTGTGGTCCTTGGAGTCCAATCTCACCCTGTGGGCCTGTTGGTCCCTGTGGTCCGGTAGGGCCAATTGGACCTAAAGCTCCAGTAGGTCCAGTAGGTCCAAGTTCACCCTGCGAACCCTGAATTCCCTGAGGGCCCTGTGGTCCAGTTGGGCCATACATGTTTAGTAGGTTCCAGCTCATTTCTGGAGCTACATACACATATGAGAGTCCGGTTGATTCCTCAAACCATACTGAGCCATTTACTGGGTCAGTAGGCTGGCTTTCACTTACTAAAAAAACTCCACCCAATGGCCCAGTAGGTCCAGTTGGTCCAGTTGGACCGGTTGGTCCCTGCGGGCCTACGATCTGTCCAGCATCAGTCCAGCCGGAGCCGTTGTAAACATAAAGGTTTCCATCTTCATCAACGATGTAAGCATCGTTAATGTTCGCAGTAGCTGGAAGTAGAGATACAGTTGCAACTGAACCTAGGAAGTGAATGTCAGTTCCCTGTGGACCCGTAGGTCCGATAGGTCCGGTTGGACCGGTAGGACCAATGGTGGTAGGCACAGCCTCTTCCCACTCAGTCTGGTTCCAGACATAAAGAGTCGAGTCAGTTGGGTCCCAATACATTGGGTAACGAGCGGTGTCAGTAGGAGCGGTGTCAGTTACGATTATTCCGCCAACGCCGTAGGAGTAGTCTAGGTCGTTCCAAGCGGTAACGCCATTACCTATCTTTAGCTTAGTAGTGTCTAGCTCATACCCAGCTTCACCAGCTCCAAGAATGGGGTTTGCTGACTGCCAGTTTGCTGCGTCATCGCGTCTGAACTTAATAATAGTTTGCGCTGGCATTAGGCGTTGCCTCCATCAATAATATTCGCGTTGATCCACGAAGAAGTCTCTGCGTTATATTTTAGCATGTCACCATTTCCAATCAGAGCTGGAGTAGGTAGCTCAACGTCTGCCAAATAAGCAATTGAGGTTGAATTCCAGTCAAAGCTGAAAAGTTCTTCCATTGGGTTGAATACAAGCGGAGCTTCTGCGTTTACGTTGCTTAGATCGGCTTGTGGACCAGTTGGACCAGTTGGACCTACGTTGTAGTAAGTTCCGTTAGCTCCGGGCACAGGAGACACCAGAGTTAGGTCTACTGTGGTCGAAGCAGGTAGTTGGAAGCTGTATTTGCTTAGACCAGAGATTGGGGTGTCGCTCTGGTCAGTAAGACGGAAATCAACTTCCCAAGTCCAGTTAACTGGGTTAGCGTCTAAGTCATCAGTTGCAAGAAGTCTAACGCCACGAGTTCCGTCTGGACCAAGCAGGTATCCATCGGTGTCAAGCGTGCACTCGACGGTCTTTGGAAGCACAGTAACAGGTGCTGGCGATGCTAGGTTGTCTTTCAGCGTGATTACGGATGGCGTAAAGAAGATGCTGCCCTTAGCAGCTGCTCCGTCTGGGCCAAGATCAACGTCAGTTCCATCTGCGTAAGCTAGCAGGAAGCGTCCTACTACGGTGCCGTAGGACAGATTAGTTGGCAAGTTTGTGTCTGGCATTTAGACTCCAGTTAGGTTGATTGTTTGGCCTTCAGGGACTGAGATTTCCTGAGTAGTGATTGGCCCCAGCGGGGAGCCTTCGCTATCAGTCAGCCGATATTGAACCTTCCAAGTCCAGCCTGTTGGATTTGCATCCAAGTCGTTTGTAGCGACTAGGCGCACACCACGATTGCCGTCTGGACCGACTAGGTAGCCTTCGTCGTCCAAAGTGCACTCAACCGTTGCTGGAAGTATCGTTACCGGATCAGGATGTGCCGTTACGCCCTTCAGCACAGTTAGAGAGGGGATGAAGTAGATGACACCACTAGCAGCCTGACCATCTGGGTTTAGGTCGCCGTCCGTGCCGTCTGCAAGCGCAATAAGGAACCGCCCCTCGACGGTTCCGTATCCAATATTTACTGGGAGGCTAGCCATTAAGCATTACCTCCATCAATCTCGGTTATTGGTGCGTATGGTCCATATGGAAGCGAGTTCCATGGGGTGTAACCATCACCAATCTTGATGAACTTAGTGTCGTTCTCGATGCCGATCTCGCCCTCACCAAGAACAGGGTTGTAGGATTGCCAATTGTACGCAGTATCGTTGCGAAACTGAATCTGAACTGCCACTAGAAACTACCTGCGCTTCCTCCGCTAATTGACGTAATGCCACCGTAATTGGTGTTTGCCTTACCGCCATCAATATTGCCAAAAGGCTGACCGTCAGCGCCCTTTAAGGACTCTAGCCATTCTACCTCAGTCCCAACAAAGCCATTTTGCTGAGCTACTTGGTAAGCAGAGAGTCCAGTAAATCCCGGCGCACCTTGCGGTCCAGTCGGACCGCGATCACCTTTAGGACCAGCAGGGCCCAGCGCACCCTGAGGTCCGACTTCGCCCTGTGGACCCATAGGTCCCATCGGACCTTCCACACCCTGTGCTCCAGCGGGACCACGAGCCCCTGTGGGGCCCGTAGGACCCACTTCACCCTGAAGTCCTTGTTCTCCTTGGATTCCTTGAGGTCCCATTGGTCCTGTGGGACCAATTTCGCCTTGAGGACCTTGAATTCCTTGCTCTCCCTGAGGACCCTGAGGGCCAATTTCACCCTGAGGACCTTGAGGACCAATAGGACCCTGTTCTCCAGTCTCGCCCTGCGGACCCTGTTCGCCTTGTTCGCCTCGTTCACCTTGTGGCCCCTGTTCTCCAGCAGGACCTTGCGGTCCTTGTGGTCCAGTTGGTCCAGATGCGCCTATGGAACCTGCGCCCGGTCTAGCCTTGCCGATAACTCGGTCAATGCGGTTTACTTCCGTCTCAACTTTTTCTGCCCAGTCTTGGGCTTGAGATGGAAGTCCGTTGTCAGGCCAGATAATCATTATGAGTCAATTCTACCAGAGTAAAGAAAACCCGCCCCGGAGAAAGAAACTCAACGGGGCGGGCCGTAACACAACACACAAGTAGCGAAAGGAGGGACGCTACGAGATAAATTGTAGCATACTAAGCAGCAACTTTAATTTCTTTAAGATAATCGAGTTTAAAACCGTTCCAATGCTCGCTTCCGTAGCGCACAACTGGAGCCGACTGGTAGCCCCATGAACGCACAAGCTCCATAGCAGATTCATCCTGAGTTAGATCAACTTCTGAGAACGGAATGTTCTCTCTGGTCAAGTATTTCTTTGTCATGTCACACTGTGGGCAAGAGGGCAAAGTATATACAGTAACCATATTTGTTCCTAACATTCTAAAGATAAAAAGTGCCCACAAGCTAGGGGCTTGCAGGCGGGGTGGATAACAAGTATAGCAAAAGAAAATCCCCCAGATTTCTCCGGGGGATTTCCTAGTTTGGAGCTATTTATGCACCTGCACCAGTGGAAGCGATGGTTCCGGTTGGAACGATGAAGCCACCAGTTGCGATGTGACGGATTCGCATCTCGAAGTCGTCGTTGTCGAACGAACCCTCACGAGCTGGAACTGCCGAACCACCTAGGTATAGACCGCCGTTCGCCTTTACGCGAAGCTCTGGGGTCTCGTAGCCACGTAGGAAGCCTAGTGCTACACCTGGGTTTAGAGCCTGGCCAGGAACTGGAATTAGGAACCAGTAAGCGCCTGCGCCAGAGTTGATCTTGGTGATCCAGTCGTTTACGACTACGGTTACCTGAGAAGCAATTGGGTTGCCAGCAACGGTAGAGGTTACGGTGGAGCCAGAGGTGGTCTCGGTGCGAACCTGCTGGATAGCAAGAATCTTGCGAGCGGTCATCTCTAGTGCACGAGGAACTACTAGGGCGAAACGTGAGATTGGAGTGATGTTTGCACCATTCCAGGTCTGTAGGTTTGCAGCCTCAATAGCAGCCTCTAGGGACTCTAGGGAAAGAGCAGCGTTGCCAGAAAGCAAGTTCTGGTTAGCAGACTTGAAGTTGGTGGTGTTCAGGCCACCAGCAGATACTAGCTGCTTGGTAACTTCCTCGTCCTCCTTGCCGGCAGCCTTGACAGCTAGCTCGACAGGTAGGCGCTCTAGTAGACCAATCTGGCCGTCGTTAACGATAGCCTCCCATGAGAAGCGGATACGAGTTCCGGCCTTCTTTACGGACATGGTCTGCTCGGTTACGTTGAACCAGCCAGCGGTTGGGTATTCTGCATACTCAGGAACGGTTGGTAGCGAACCCTCGCGGAAGGTGTCGCCAGCGTTGTCCATGCCCTCGTCGTCATACTTCATAGCCTGGAAGGTAACTGGGCGGAAGTCGTCAACTACTAGTCGAGTTGCGAACTGGTCCCAGACCTTTGGCTGAGCTGCGTAGTTCTCGAGCATGATCTTGTTGATGGTTGGTGCTAGCTGAACTGGTAGGTCGCTGGTAGCGATGCCTTCCTGAAGCTTTAGCTTGTCAGCCTTGTCACCACGAAGTGCGCCTTCGAGCAGCTTGGCTGCCTCTACCTGACGCTCAGTAATGAATTCACTCATTTTCTACCTTACCTTAGAGTCCAGCCACAAGGCGAACAACTACGTTGCCACCCTGAACAGCGATTACGTGACCGACTGCTGCGTTGGTGTCGGTGTTGCCGACCTCGGTTGCAGCGGTTTCTGCATATGCAACGTCGCCTACTGCAAGAGTAGCTCCGGTAGCAACTGCGAACTTAAATGCGCCATCCAGCTTTAGGGTGGCGTAAGTGTTGCCATCCTCGCCGGTGATGGCATCCTGCTGTGCAACGCCTACGATGCCACCAACAACTACTAGGTCGCCAGACACAACGGTGTCAGCTACTGGTAGGGTGACCTCAGAAGCGTGCTTGTAAATCTCGTTAAGAGCCATTTACTTTTTCCTTACTTCTTTACGATGCGTGACACAATTGCGTCAAACTCGTCAGCGGGGGTCGAGGCGGTTGCCTCTTGGATGACACCAGTCGCCTCAACTGCTGGAGCAGCCTCAACTACGGTGATGGACTCACGGATAGAGGCAGCGTAAGCCTTCTCGTCCTCAATGAGCTCGTCTACCGACTTGGTGTTAGTTTCGGACTTTAGCGCCTCGGAAACACGCTTTAGCGCGATCTTTGGTAGTCCAGATTCGTTGAACTTCTCAGCAACCTCTACTGGGTCCAGAGCTGGAGCTGCATCTTCTGCAACCTCAACCTCAGTCTCCTCAGCAGGAGTAGCTGCCTCAGCGAGAACTGCAACAGTCTCGCTTAGAGGAGCGATAGCCTCAACGAAGGTAGCCTTAAGGTCAGCAATCGCTGCCTCAAATTCTTCCTTTGTAATCATGCTTTCGTTTCCTTCCATAACGGATTCATCTAAGACGATCTCAGAGTCCTCCTTTATTTTGTAGCTTTCGAGGAGACTGATGAATTTTCCACCAGCACCAGCTACGGTTACCACGTCGACGCTAGTGAGGGGGTCCTCAATTAGCGACTCGACGATTGGTCCTTGTCTCCCCTCGGCCTCGCCCATGCTTGCAGCACCTAGAGCGTGGATCGAGAGTCCTACGTCCTCATACATCTCGCGGATGATTGGGGCGTAGTGGGAGTAAAACTGAATATCGGCGTATAGAGCGCCCTCTTGGAAGGTGGCATCGCTAACAAGCTTTCCTGCCAACTGGTGAACGTCACGCTCTGGGCGGTCAGAAGCCTCTGCCACAGAAGGGTGATTCATGAACACCTTGGTGCCCTTCTTAAACACAGAAGGACCATAAGTTGATAAAAGAGCCTCGCTGTAATATCCTGAAGAACCCCAGCCAGACTGGATGATCTTGACGCGCCACTTATTCTTGTTCTCTTTAGCATCAAAGCCAAAGGACTCGGTTAGCTGAGTAGCCATAAATCTCCAATAGAAAAAATTTCTCTAAAGGAAATAATACCACATGGGGTTATAGCGCTATGCTATCGGCCCTTGGTCACCGTCTCGCAAATCGTTTGCGTTGTCCTGCATCGAGCCCACAGAACCGCTGTTGCCCTGACTTGGAACGGCGCTCGCAGTTCCGTCAGAAGTGTCGCGGTATGGGTCGGTTGCGTCTGGGGCCTCGCTGTGCAACTTAGGCACATCTAGCAACTCGATGACAGCCTCTCGGTATTCGTCATCCCAAATTGCGTTGGTCTCACGAGCAAGCGCGTAAGCCTGCATCATTCGCTGAGTTGCCTCAACCTCGATCTTCGGCCAGTTCACAACAGGCTCCTGCACGCCAATAAAGGTAAGCACTCGGATGTAGAACTGGGTCCACACAGCCTGACGTGCTTCCATAGCCTTCATGGTTGGAATGTCTAGGGTCTGAACCGAGGAGTAAGAACCTGACGAACCGGGGTCAGATAATAGTGCTACGATCGACACCTCTAAGGCGGATGCGACCATCGAAGCTAGCGGTCTCCCTGTTCCCAGATCGACACTTCCCGCCCTCGGAAGAGCAGCCATTTCCATTCCCTCGCCCATCACAGCAGTCGAACCCGCCGTCGATGGTGTCGCAATCGCAGCAGCAGCAGCCTGAGCACCGCCCTTGCTCTTGCTCCTCAGCTGCCAAGCGAACATCGCTAGGGACTTCAAGACTCTCGTCCCGTCCTTCAAGTATTCGTTGTACGCGTGTGCCCATGGAATCGCTGGTAGAGCATCTGGAACACCCCATAGTCGACCTGCCCTTCTGTTAACTCTGGATACGAAGATACGCTTAGTGGTATCAACTGGCTGCCTCTGAATTGAGGAGACGTAACGACCTGCTGGGTTGTAGGTGTCGACTGGATACCAGACGTTCATTTCCTTGTTGGTCGCACGACCAGTTGCAAGGTCAGCCTCGGTTCTGGTCCAAGTGCGACGAACGTAGCGAATCTTCTCTTCGTCGTCTGGGTCGGTGACAACACCGGAAATCTGGTTGAAAGGAATTCGCGAGAACTCCTTGGTGGCAACATCGGCAATTAGGAAGAACTGTCCGTCGGTAAAGTGGCTACGCTCATTGATCGACTGTGCCTCTGGGGAGAATAGAACGTCTTGGTTCACGGGATTCGAGATAATCCTCTGGTAGCGAGGGGCTAGTGTGCCGAAAGACACTCCACGACCAAAAATGTAGCTGGTTCGCATAGCAGAACCACGCTTTAGCAGTGGGTTGGCCTCAGCCATCTCACGGATGCGCTCAGAGGCACCCTTAATCTCGTTTAGCTTGAAACCGTTGGAGCCATCAACGCCATTTGGCAAATCCCAGCCTTTGTCGTCAAAAGCCATGATTGCTTGGGCCATGTCAGCATAAGACTCCTTGAGAAACTCGTTCTCGCTCGAAAGTTGCTGAAATTGCTCTAAAATTCTGGAAATTTCCATTAAAATCCTCTAAAACGGCGTTCTAGATAGATTTTACCACACCCAAGAGTTGTAGAAAGCGCTATCTCCAGCTGCCAAGGCAGCATCCATGGTTACAATCTCGCCCGGCTTCTTGCCAGCATAAGGCGAATTAATCAACCCATCAAGGTCCACACAGGCATAAACCGCAGCATCTAGGCTGTCAGGCGACTTCATGCCCCTAGAGCGCATGTCATCCTTGGATTCGATTTGAATCGAGCCTGTGGAGTGGAACTTATACCTCAGCGCCATCATTTCCTCGAACAGCTGCTTATCCTCTGGGTCGATATCTATCAACCCAGTCAGCATCTGCTCGCGGAGCGAGTCAAAATTAAAAGCACGAGCGTTGAACCACCTTGTGCGGTCAGGCGAGGCAGCTGAACCCATCATCGAGATCACAACATACTTGCCGTTAGCCATCGCAGCCAGTTGGTCCACAACAGGGCCACCAAGACCCGCACCGTCCACTCGCACTTCGCGAGCGCCGGTCTCTAGAGCTGCTTGGTGGACTCGGTTTGCAGACTCCACAGCGGTAGCCTTACTCCAAGCTGAGTATTTCCTGAGTCTGCCACCGCGGTTAATGTAAATAACGCTCTCGTCCTCACCGAAGCGTGCCAAGTCGACACCAAGCACAGCGGTGACCTCTGCATCATCCTCGATCTGGGTATCGTGCGCCTTGTCCAGCGACTGCTGGCTGAAGAACGTGGTGTCGTCTTCCTCTGGGAACTCGCCCAGAACCTTGGAGCGGAATCGAGCCGAATCCTCTCCCCATGCTCGCTTCTGGCGGTCAACCCAGCCGGGCTGAATTAGAAGGGGCTTGACATCCTCGGGGACCCACTCACCAGTAAAGTTAGGCGAGTCATAAGCCGATATTTTAATCTTGTTCCAAGTGTCATCTTCTCGGAAGATGCGGTGGAACTCGGTCCCACGTCTATCAGGGTTTCCGATGGCGAGTACCCGCGAATCCGCAGACGTAGTAACAGCTTCAGCAGCTGTATAAAGGTCAGTAGGGATACCTCCAGCTTCATCCAGAACCACGAAGACGTATCGTCTGTGGATTCCTTGGAAGGCCGAAACGATATCAGTATCTGCGGGCCTGCGTCCAAAACCAATAAGCGTTCCATATTCATCGTCAAGCTTCCACTCCTCTGACTGGTTAATGTGCCCCGGCAGCGAGAAGCCACGCATCGCTGCTGCCTTGTGGTTGTCTTTTAGTTCACGAAACAAAACTCGGGCAATCTGCGGATAGGTAGGTGCGGATGCAATCAACGCCACCTCATAAGGGTCTCTAGTAGCGACCCACCATGCGCCCAGAATACCCGCAGTTGCCGATTTTCCTGCACCGTTACAGGAAACCACCGCCGTGTGCGTATTCTCTACGATGCTCTGGGCAATCTCGGCCTGTTTAGACCACATGTGCTTGCCCAGCACGTCACGAGCCCACGCAACAGGGTCGTTTATGTAAATGGAGTTCTGCGAACGCTTGCGAAGCTCCGCAACAACTCCGTCAATCGCATTTTCAATCATTATTTTTGTCAGTCGTGTAGAAGCCGTCTGAGCCGAAGGTCACAGTCGCACTCTGGGGGATCCTGTGCATCATTGAGTCGCAGTTGTTGCACTCAATGTCTGGGTCGTCCATTATCGAGTGGATAATGTTCAGTATCTGACCACACGCGCACCCATAAACGTAAGTCGGCACTACTGCTCCTTTTCGATCTCGTATTTAGCTCGCATCAAACCTTCAGAAACCAGTTCGTCCAGTTCTTCCTTCGGGACATCAGGGTATCGCTCTGCGAGCTGACCCTTTGCAAAATTCAAAGCCGAGTCCATGGCACGAAGTAGCACCTTACCCTGATACTCACTTAGCTTAATAACGTCCAAGTCCAACTTAGAGCGCTCAACGTCTAGTCTGCGACCAATCTCCTGCAAAACCTTCAATAGCAACTTTGCCGAGTCTTGGTCCCTGAAGTCCACAGCGTTCTGGGTGAGGGAGTCTTTCAAGTCCTGCAACTCCGCCAGTAGCAACTGACGGCGCTCTACCTCTGTCCAGATGTCACGACGGCTCAAAAGCTCCTTGACGTGCATCACAGCCTGAGCAGCAGGGATACCCGTGAGCTTTTCCATCTCCTCGCCGGATTTGCCAGACGCAGCAGCTCGGATAAGCGTTTCGTCTAGGAGCGAGACTTCATTTCTTGACATGACTCAATTATAGTCTGTAATTGATCATCAAGGTCGTCCATGCGCTTCATCATGACTTGGAAGAAGATGTCAATCATCTCCTCAACGCTGGGCATCTGCTCTTCTGGCTCTGGAATCGGGTCAGCCAAACCGCGGGGCTCGGATTTCTTAAAATTCTCAGGCGAAATTTTTTGGGGGTCGATCATTTTAGAACTTCTCGTAATCTATGAATTCTTTAATTGCACACAGGGCAGCATCAACAATGTGCCACATCTCTGCGTCCGTGGCAGCCTCGAAGTAGACCTCCTGAGAGCCCACAGCAGCCTTGTAGACGGTATCGCTCTCGGAGTCCGGAGCTGGGTCAACGATCGTGATTGTCAGCGTGAAGGACTCGCTGTTCCATCCGCTGATCTGGAAGTCTAAACTGCTCATACGAAAATCCTAGCAGAAAGCTAAACCCCACCAATCTCGAAAGATGGTGGGGAGCTAGGTTAGCCTTGCAAGTAGCCAGCATAAAGAACCAGCGCTAACTGAACAGGGCAGAAACTGCCCGTTACCCCAACTACGCGGAGATGGGGCGTGTAGGAAAAGTATATCAGGAATTCAGGAAAAAATACCTGCGAAATTTTTTTGATATCCGAAATCGGGGAAAACGTTTCTGACGTGGATGCGGGTGTGAGATGAAAAGGACCTACCTGCCACCCAAACAATTTGATTTGTTTGAGTGGCGCGGTGGTCGGGCTAGTGTTTGCCGAATCCAATCACTCCCAAAAACTCCTCAAAACTCTGCTCGCGTGTTGCCCAGTATGGGCTCAATCCCGAATCGGCTAGAGACTTCACGAATCCTACAATCGCTCGGCAGACGGCACCGCGAACCGCGATAATCTGCGCGTCGAACGTGGTTCGGAATCCGCGGAACTCGATAGTGGTTTTGCGGTGGTCGAATCCGTCCCCGATTGAGTAGGGGCGTGGCTCGGTCTGCCCTGCCACGTTGTAAACCGAGACAATGGAACCGCGCTCTGGGTAATTCCAGCCGGGCAAGTCCTGAACCCATTTCTGAAGTTGCTCGCCTTGGACTCGGTTGTTATAGTCATCCTCGCCACCGGTAAACCAATCGGGCGCGATAGTGAACATTCTCTGCCCAATCACGGCAACCAATCGCGCCTCGGCTTTGGTTAGGTCTCGCGCCTCGACATGAACATGCCCACCCATGCGAGAGCGGTCGGGGTAGTTGCCCTCAAAATCCTCGGCGTCGGTTAGGGCTTGGGCTAGAAACGCGTTCAGCTCTGGGTTCCATGCGGTCGCGATAGGCTCGGTTGGGCATAGCTCATTCGGGCAACAGTCCGCGTCACCACAATGGCTTGGATCGTCGTTGTAGTCCTCGCAATTATCACAGTTGCACTCATGGTAATGGCATTCACGGCATGAACATTCACAGTAATCGTAATCGGTGTCAACTGAACCATCAACAACGAATGTAAAGGGTCGGCGCGTTGCCCAATTCGTGCCGTGGGCTGTCCCTGCTATGGCTGGGTGTTCCGCCTCGAAACTCCACCTTCTTACGGCGGTCTCGTGGCTTGGTAGCTGGGCAAACATGGTCTCTAGTGTGGCGGTCATTTGTAATCGTGTCTCCTTGTGTGTTGTGTGTGTGTTTGGGGTTACTTGGTTCGGCTAATGATTAGGTAAGCGGTAACGCCGAAAGCGTAGAAAACTAGCGCGTCAATAAGTGTTTGTGTGTCGAACATTTGTTCGGCTCCCTTCGTGTGTGGTGGTGCGTGTGTGTGTCCATTGTAGCGCGAATTAGGGGTCTGAACCTAGCAATTCTGAAAAAAAGTTCATAACGATTTTGTTATCAAAATAGCCTTGACAATCTTTCGCTTATGGTGTAATACGCGCGCGGGCGCGTTCATGTATACCCGCACCCACTCCCTCATTCTCAGACTTCTCTCAGGAATCTTCCAGTTTCAATCCTGAGAGTTTCCTGAGAGTCAGCTGTGAGAATCCTGAGAGATCGACCCGCGCCCGTATGCCCGTAAGCGGTGCCTGTCAGGTGCGAAATTCCCAAATGCGTGTAGGGTGCTCGCACCATCGCGAATTCCCAAATTGAGCGAGCGCGGTGCCTAGCGAGCGCCGATTCCCAAATTAGTGTAGGTGCGCATACACATCACCAGACACGCCGAATTCCCAAATCAACTTGACAAACATTATTTCGTTATGTAATGTTGTAATACACCCCCAGCAAGGGCTGGTTTCGGAAAAGGTGCTTGGGTTATGCGAGCGAGTGACGAAACCGCCCCTTTTAGACCGAAGGAGCACACAATGAGCGACACCTACTACCAGATCTACTGGCTGTCGGAATACGGCACAAAGACCTACCACACCGACGAAGCGTTCGGGACTCCATGGCGCTTCTGGAGCTATGAGGATTGCTACTCAGTCGGTCAGCGATTGACCCCACCAAGTATCAACCACAAGCTCATGTTCGAGGCGATTCAATCGTAACTTGACAAACATGACAACATTATGTAAACTTGTAACACAACAGAACGACACACAGACAAAAGAAAGAACAGGTGATGCCCATGTGTGGAATCGGCGGATTTTCATTATCAAAGAACTCAAAAATCAATGCTCGCAAACTATCTAACGCTCTACTTACAGAGCTAGACGTTCGTGGCGACCAAGCTTCAGGCTTTGCTTACCAGCTAGGCAAAGAGCAGGGTGTCTTCAAGAAGGACACGGCTGGCTCACGTCTATCTCTCAAGACCATGCCTAGAGACGCTCGTAACGTCATCCTTCACACTCGTTACGCAACTCACGGATCGACCAGTGACATGGCTAACAACCACCCTATCCAGTCGCCAGACCGGACTATCGACCTAGTTCACAACGGTGTTATCTACAACCACGACTTGCTCCGCAAAGAGCTGGAGTTCAAGCTTCCAGAAGTAGATACCAGCGTTATCCCAGCTCTGCTCCAGCAGTATGAGCGTGACACTAACAAGTTCTCCATGCTCGACGGCGACGCATCTATCGCTTGGCTCGACCGCAAGAACCGCAACGAGTTACGCCTAGCTCGTATCAGTCACTCACCGCTAGTTATTGCTCAGCTCAAGGACGGCTCGTTCGTCTTTGCTTCAACGATGTCAATCTTACAGAAGGCTCTAGACCGCCTACACCTCAAGACCACCTTCATCCAAGAAGTCTCAGAGCGAACAATGCTAACTGTTCGTGACGGTCGCATAGACGGCATGGAGTCTCTGCCAGCTCAGGACCCTGCTTATGCTGACACTCGCTTTACTGACTACGGCTATTACCGCGGAATGACCTCAGGTGGCTACTCCAAAAGTTCCCAAGCTCCAAAAGTCTTCCAGTCCCTATGGGGAGATGTCATACTGCCCGAGGACTCAGACTATGCGCTACCAGAGTTCCCAATAGTCCAAGGGCTGTTCTCTAACGAGTATGGCGAATACTTCGACCGTCAGGGTTACTACGTTGGCACCGTGGAAGATCTCTACGACATGGGAGTGATTTGTGAGGACGGACCGGAAGCTTGCTGGGATGAATTCATCTACTCCAACGACTACATTTCGACCAAAAACTAAAAATCGAGTGGGACGAATATGACACCGCTTTTTGCGGTTTGAGCCTCACCCTATATTATTTTATGAAATAATACATAATAAAATAATATATATAGACAAGAGATATGTGGAATCACCCCACCTTGGGACAGATATGACACCATTTCAGTCCATATTCGTCCCAAAAACCCAAATACAAGTCCATATTCGTCCCACGACCACCAGCTCCACCCATTACAACACAACATCATGACATAACGTTATAGTGGCGACACGCCGTTACAACGCTACATAGTGACATAATGTTGTAACCCCCGATTACAATTCAACATAATCAAATAGTGTTTTTTTTGAAACAAATATGACACCACAACAAAGGAGAAAAAATTGCTAGAAGCTAGCTACCCACCCACCCAGAGTCGCTACTACAACCTGTCCCAAATTCTCACCATTGAGTCCGAGAACGAGTTCGACGTAATCATGCTGGGAGATCGAAGCGAGGGCAAAATTGTCGGCATGATTGGCAAGACTAGGAATGGTTTTGTCTTCTACCCCGAATACGACTCTGAGAGGGAGTATGCCCCGACTGAGACCTATGCGGAGACCTTCATCAACGCGTTCATCGAGATTGCTAATGACCCAGCCTTGGCGCACGAATTCGCAATCTTGTCTGGACGCAAGGCTCTGAGCGACACAGAATTATTTTGAAAATGAACTTGACAACGTTACATAATGTTGTTACCATATAGCCATAACTAAATACTTGACTAGGGGGAAGCCCCCCCCAATACTCCCCCTAGTCACCCACCTGCCTTTGGAAAATGCCGTGTGTGTTTCTCTCTTGTGTGGGCATTAGTAGGTTCGACTCCTACTGGCAGGACGCAACAACACAACTAAATAACACACACAACAAAAAGGAGTAGTAATGCCAAACTGGGTATTCAACACAATCACAATCAACAACACGAACCTGCGACCAGAGGAAGCTGAGCGTTTCTTCAACACCGCAAGATCGAACCCACGCGACACCGAGACCAGCTTTAGCTTCTGGGGCTTTGTGACCCCACCACAGGACGCTATCGAGTCCGGAGAGTATGACGGCACCAACGGCTTTGTCGGTGGCGAGCGAGTCGGAAACACCGCGAACAACTGGTATAACTGGAACGTCCTGAACTGGGGCACCAAGTGGGACGCTTGCGACTCGCTAATGGTGAATGTTCCAGCCCTGAACCAGATTTCCGTGGAGTTCAATACAGCATGGGCAGACCCACGTCCAGTCTTCGAGGCGATTTGCCAGCAGTTCCCAACCCTTGACATCGAGTTCAGCTGGGAAGAGGAGCAGGGCTGGGGCGGAGAAGCCGTGAACCTAAACGGCGAGTTCTGTATCTCCAAAGAGTGGGACATCCCAAATTCCCACGCTGACAACGAGGACATCGGTCGAGACTGCCAGTGTGAGTATGAGGATGACTCAGAGTTCTGGTATGACGACTGCCCACGCAAGATCGAGTTGTTGGCTTCTAACCCAAGCGAGGAGCTCTAATGCGCGAGTTGCTAGAAGTTCTGGGGTGGCTAACCGAGCAGGAAGCCGAAGCAGAGAACCACTACCAGCTCTGTGAAGTCATGGGTGACAACTCCGACACGGATTATGCCCATGGTCGCTATGAAGCCTACGGAGTAGCGAGAAGCAAGGTCCGAGCCATGGTCGAGGAATTGACAAGACGCTAATAAAACATTACGGTATTACATAGCACAATAGAGAAAGGAATCTGAATGGCGCTAACTAAGCTACATGACATCAACATCACAATCGAAGACGGAAAACTAAGCATCACCCCTTACAAGCTGGAGATCTCCTCTGAGGGCTACTTCACCGGCGATTACAGCTCCAAGGGTCAGGGTCCCACCTTCACCTGTGCCTTCAACAAGCGCAACCATGAGATTATCTCTCACGTTCTCGACCTAGAGGAGTGGGAGCTTCGTGGAAGCTGGGACGGCTACGACAGCTGGGACACAACCGAAACAATCGCTATGGGCACACCGCCAGAGCGAATCCAGAAGTGGCTAGACAAGCTACCAGAGTATGAATTGAGGATGAAGTGAAGAACTATACAAGACTGTATGTGACTGGCGACGGCGCATGGGGCGTAATCGACGAGGACGAGTTCGCAATTGTGGACTGCTCCATGTGGTCGTCTAAGGACTTCGAGGAGCTGGACTCAGCCTGTGACTCAGACAAGTTACTGACTGCCAAAGCCATTCAAGATCGAATTGTGAAGGGGGTCCTAGATGACATCACGATTTAGACCAGACTTCGAGGGCAACACCCTGACAGATAGAGCCACAGGTGTTTCCCAAAGTTATGACAACTCAACATTGACAATGCTCGCGGCAGTTCTGTTCAACAACATGGACAAAGCCAGCAACGAACATTGGCTAAAGTGCCCTACCTGTATGTGGCAGGGTGTAAGCTCAAAATCGCCAGATTGCCCAGCATGTGGCGAACACCGCACAACAAGAATCGACTAAGGAGATAAACATGAAATACAAGCTACAAATTCTAGGTGGACTTTACTCAGCAGTAGACGTTCTAGAGGAGCTGGCTACTCGCCAAGCTAACAATCTAATCATCAAGCACGAGGCTCGCCTGAGCAACGCTGGCTTCGAGACTGTGGAAGACGGCAGGGTTATCGCTTCTGTGGACGTAGAGGTGGACGGCGAGATTACCGACGCTGACCTTGACGAGATGGCAACTCAGTATCTAGGTATTGGGTTCAAGGTTGAGAAGGTGGACGCATAATGAACCTATCCCCGAGCGCTAAGAAGGCACTAGACGACATTCTGGAGAAGCAGAACGCTCTACGTTCCATGAAGGAGATGCTTGAGGCTGAGTTCCGTGTAGAACTCGAACGTCGTCTAGAGCCACTAATCAAGGACCGGAACGTGGCAGTCAAGCTGGCAGACCAGCTGGGCGCACCACGCACCAAGATCGGTGTGGCTCTAGGCACAACCAACTACAAGACTGTTCAGGACATTCTTGAAACCACCAAGATGCCAGCGTCAGATGTTTCCCAAACGGGTTCCAACTGGTCGGTGGCACAGGTATCTGACGGCTGGAAGCTTTCAATCGTCGGGCTCGGCGAAGCTGGTGTAACTGGCTCCGCTACTGTGCGTCTTGAAGAAGACGACATCGTGTATGTCTCGGGCGACGGATTCGTTGTTCCGCAGGTTTACCGTAATGGACTAGCAGAAGAAGTTAAGCTAGCACTACGCTAGAACTTGGGGGTAGAGGTTTCTTGGCTTACTCTACCCCCACCCCAAAAAAGGAGATCTAATGTATTCACTACCAGTTATTAGGCGCGAGGATGCCGTCTATGACATCGAGGAACAGAACAGACTGCTAGAAGCAGCTGGAGTTACAGAAGCAGAATTTATATTCCGTTTTTACGGAGACAGTTACGAGATTGGGCTTGTTCTAGACGGAGGCAAGCGAACTCATTGGTTTTGGAAGTGGAGCGAGGCTCAGAAGCTAGTCATGTCCACGTTCCCCGAAGCGGATTGGGAAGAGACTGGATGGACCCTCTAAAGCCTTATGAATATCAAGAGCGAGATATTGCGAAGCTTGTCGCAAATAACGGAACAGGAATCGTCGCAACTCAGGTCGGTGGAGGTAAAACACTACTGGCTGTGGAGACCGCCAAGCGACTCGGAACTGGCTGTAACTTGGTTATCGCGCCTAAAGGCACCCACAAGCGGGCTTGGCAAAGAACTATCGAGCGACAAATCCCAAATGCTGTGGTTAGGTATGTAAACAGCTCTAAGCTCGGGCAAGAGAACTACGACATGCTTGCCAGTAACCAAGAAGGCTGGTATCTAATTTCCCCAGAATTGTTCCGCACGCTTCATTGGGGCAAGGTCAAGCCAGACTTCGCGATCTTTGACGAGATTCACAGAGCGTCAAATCGTAAGAGTCGGACTGCCAAGATGCTCCACACACTAAAAGCCCAAAGGCGACTGGGACTTTCCGGAACAATCGCTGGCAACAAGATCGAGGGCATGTGGTCAATCTTGCGCTGGATTTATCCAGAAGTTGCGACCAACTCATTCTGGGCATGGGTGGACAAATACTGCCTAACCAAAATGGATTACTTCGCTGGCAAGGTTGTCGTCGGGGAGAAGAAGCCGGGAGTTATCGTCTCTGGACTTCCGTGCTATATCCGTCACCTAAAGCGTGACCGCTGTTGCTCATTCCACCCAGATGGCATGGATGCAGATTTGCCAAATCAGATTGACATGCAGCGAGTTGTGCAGCTATCGGCTGAGCAGAAGAAGATTTACAAGAAGCTGGAGAAGGACCTGATTGTGTGGCTTGGCGAGAACCCGCTGGTAACAGAAGTTCCGGTAGCTACCCGAGTTCGCTTGCGTCAGATTACGCTGGGCGTTCCACAGGTTGACCCAGAGACTGGTGAAGTCTCATTCGCTGAGGACTGTAAGTCGAGCAAGCTGGATGAGTTGTTCTCAATCATCGAGGACCAACCAGACGGTGAGCCAATGCTGATTCTGACTCATAGCCAGAAGTTCGCATCTGTGACAACCAAGCGACTCGAAGCCAAGGGCTTCAAGGCGTTCGAGTGGTCTGGCATCAAGGCACAAAAGGAGCGCGACAAGGCTCTAGAGAGTTTTATCTCTGGCGAGTTGCAGTTCATCGTTGCGGTTATCTCCGCTATTGGCGAGGGCACCGATGGGTTGCAGGAAAGATGTTCCACGGTGGTCTGGCTAAGTAAAGACGATAACCGACTACTAAATGAGCAAGCAGCTGGTCGCCTTGACCGCCGTGGACAAAAGAAGAGTGTGAACTCATACGAGATTATCGCTGAGGACACATACGACGAAGGTCAGCTAAGCAAGCTGGTAGAAGATCAACTAAAGATGAACGCAAGCCTGAGAAGGGAGATGGCGGATGAATGAGTTCAAGGACACCTTTGAGCTTGTGAAGAAGCGCGAGAAGGAGCTCAAGAACGAAGGAGCTATCGAGCTGTGGACAGAAATTATGGCACGACTCGGAGAGATAAACGGCGATACCGACGTAACTATTGATATGGTAAAGAGGATTCTAGAGAATGAGGTTGAAAAATGGATTTTGAATTCAAAGCAGTAAGGCAGGAAGATGGCGGACCAATCCTAAACTGGATTGCAGATCGAGCTATTAGGATTTCGGAATGGCTCTTCCTAAAGTTTGAAAAGTACGCCACAGTCTATGTCATGGAGTACACGCTCGATGAAGAGGATGAAGATGAATAAACATCCTGTGCTTTTGCAGGTCAAGGAGTCTGTAAAAGAACAAGCAATTACCGTAATCGAGCTTGACTTGTATCTAGAGAAGATACAAAATAAGCAAGAAGTAATTGATCGTATCAAAGACCTAATTAGAAACTTGTGAGGATTACAGATGATTGGCTTTAGGCATTATGGACCGAGCAGGCTACATGTCACTAATTATTACGGCATTTGCCTGTCCATTCATCGCAAGCGCAAGACCCTAGATATTTACATGGGCAAGCATACCTTCGTAGTGTTTTGGGGAAGGTCATACTAATGATTAAGGGAATCCAAAAGTTTATAGACCAAGTAGCGTTCCGCTTAGAGCAGGGCTGGGGATTTGTGGATGCGATAAGCCTCACCAACTGGTTGCGTGGTGTCCAGTCTGGCAAACAGCGTGAGCAGGATAGAATCGTTAGCCTTTTGGAAAGCAAGATTTGCTGGTGCATAGACAAAAGGGTGGATTTCAAGGTTGATGATAGAGAGCAATTTATGAAACACATAAACTGCGATTGGGAAGCGATGATGATTGAATATCATGTATCACTAATCAAAGGAGAGCAGAAGTGAGTGATGACAAGTGTCCACAATGCAACACAGCTGCAATATATGAGCTAGAGCCAAATAGCTTTGCTTGTAAGTGCACTTATGAGTCTGAGATGGGAGAGCAGAAGTGATTTATTACATCAAGCAAGACAACACCATATGGGGCTGTGGAGATCCCGGATGCTGTGGCGAAACTTGGGAACAGATAGAGGGGTCTTTCATCTCTTGCGACTGTGAACGAATTGAGCTTGAGATGTCTGAGCATTTACAGGTTTGCAGTATGTATGGCGGTGGTCCGGTGCTGGAGTGGCGTGAGGCAACGGAACTAGAGGCAACTGCATTTCAGGACGGCAGGGGCTATGGCTTCGAAGACGGTTACGATGCAGCAATCAATTTTGAAAAAAGAATGAAGGAGAAAAAAGGTGAGTGAAATAAACGAGCTAATCGCCAGAAACATGACGCTGGCTTATCAGCGTGGAATGATTGACGCACTTGAGACGATTACAGCAAATGTTCGTAAGCACATCGAAGTCTGTAACTACGAGGCTGTCCATGAGCAGGAATGCGATGTATGTGCTTGGGCCAAGTCGATCTTGAATGAGGAACTAATCCCCAATGCGTAACTGGTTCAAGGGTTTGGTCTGCATCTTCAAGGGGCACGATGTCATTGTCGGTGCAGCCTGCCCTGTCACCGGAATCAAGCGTCTTACTTGCCACAATTGTGGTAAAGACAACATGCCCAAGCATGACGGCAAAATGAGTTTCAACTAATGGCAAAAAAGCAAACTAGCTCCGAGTGGACTGGAGCTAAAACAACTGGAAAGTTTGGATGGTGTTTAGATGGAAAACACGAAGACTGCGCAAAAGAAGCGACTACGGTCACCTGTTCGTGCGAATGTCACGGACATGGTGAATCACCCGCCGCATTACACTAGCCACCCATCTGGAGTCGAGGCTATCGAGATTACTCGACACATGAACTTCAACCTTGGCAACGCCATGAAATACATTTGGCGAGCTGGATTGAAAGACGATAAGAAGCACATCGAGGATCTGAAGAAGGCGCTTTTTTACATTAGCGATGAAATAAAAAGACTTGAAGGATTGTTGTAAATGAACTTTTTTGGCTATGTCTCTGCCTATTTGTTGCTAATTTGCGTCATAATTGTTTCTTGGAAAGCTACATGGTCCATTATCGACGATGGACATAACAGACAGAGAGACTAAAAATGGGGACTGGCCTGAACTTTGACAACGCAGGTATCAGGCGTGAAGCTATCGGCGCTTGGATAAGGCTTTCCGAAAAACAGGATGAACACGCATCCTATCCATGCAAAGACAACCCATATTTTTACACCGACTTTTCAGACCAGAACGAGCAGAGGGTTGTTACTGGTGAGGACGCTGAGCAACTGTGCTACGGATGCCCGCTAATCAAAGAGTGCTATGAATTTGCAACTTTGAATAAAGAGGAGTATGGTATCTGGGGTGGCATCAACTTTGGCTTGAATGAAGATCAGCTTTGGTAGTTGACACAGCTGGAAAAACCAGCTAACATTACAACACAACACAACAGAATAGAAAAAGGAGAATAATGCAAGCCAGCAGACGGGCGGATAAAGCCTATGTTGCTTTGCTTAGGGCAATCAAAGATAATGGTGGAGTAGAGTGCGAGCAGTATCCGGATCTCTACATAGCACCAGACTTCGTTGACTCCGTAACAGTTAGCTACGACTACAAGTTCACGAAAACTATTTGTGACCGTTGTCCAGTCAAGGATCTCTGTGCGGAGTATGCGATTGTCTCAAGGCAGACACACGGAATGTGGGGCGGGTTATCCCCCAAACAAATTGCAAAAGAATTTACAAGGAGATTTAACTATGATTTCAAGCGAGGCCGTCCAAGACTTAACGCTCCGTTTATTCAGGATGGAGACCGACAGGGACAAGCAGAGAAAAGTTGGAGCGAGCCAGATCTCGGATCCATGCACCTATCATCTAGCGAAGACGCTGAGTGGGGCACCGGAAACTCCAACCAAGTATTGGCTTGGGGGGAAGATTGGGACAGCGACGCACCTCTTTATTGAGGACTCAATCGCTCGTGCTGATTTAGCAGACTTCCCAGAACTCGAAGGCGCTCGTGTCGAGGAGAAGATTTTTCTTGGCGAGTTGGACGGATATGGAACCATCAGCTCGAAGCCAGACCTTGCATTGGTTAAGAAGAATCACCTAATCGACTGGAAGACTTCGACACGAGACAAGAGTCGGAAGTTCCAGCGTGTTCTTGACGACCAGACATACTCCAACAAGGAATCGGAGTATACTCTCAGCAAATACGTGGCTCAGACCCAGCTTTACGCATGGGGACTGAACAACTCAGGAATTCCAATTGACGGAATCAGCCTTGTGTTCATCAACCGAGATGGCACGACTGAGGGCGACATTTGGAACTACACCTTCGAGTATTCGGAGGAATTGGCTATATCAGTTTGGACGCGCTTGGAACAAATTTGGCAAAATGTCCAAAATGGTATAGACTTGGAAACCCTAGAGAAGAACGAGCATTGTTTCAAATGCGCAATCGGAATCTAGGACACAACTAAGGAGATATATGTCAGACACAAAGTTCCCGGAGCTTGCGTTTGCCAAATTCATCAAGAAGGCAGAGGCACTCAATGTGCCCAAGTCAATCTTGATCTATGGTGACCCTAAGAACGGTAAGACTTGGCTAGCTGCATCAGCATCAGAGCTGGAGCAGTTTTCACCAGTCCTTCTAATCGATGTCGAGGGCGGAGCAACCGCTATCGCTCGTGACTGGAAGGACGTGGATGTAATTCAGGTAGACAATCACGCTCAGCTTGAGTCTGTGCTCGATGGTCTACTATCGACCCCACACCCCTACAAGACTGTAATCGTCGACACCCTTGGCGTTGCCATGGACCGAGCCGAGAAGGTCTTCGAGGAGAAGCCAGAGAATCGCAACAACCGCTTCGGCAAGTGGGGCGATTTGAAGGAGTGGGCAAACCAGATGGTCCGTAAGATGCACCACGCAGACTTCATGGCTATCTTTATTGCCCACGCACAAGACGAGAAGGACGAGCAGACTGGCGCTGTCAAGACTGTGCCAATGCTGTCCGGTTCGACTCGTAACACCCTACCTGCCATCCCAGACATCATTGGTTACATGACCAGCGAGCGTAACGAGGATGTTACTAAGCGTGTCTTGCACCTACAAGGTTCAGACAGGCTAGTATCAGGTAACCGCTTTGGTCTTCCATCGAAGATGTATGACCCAAGCATGAAGAAAATCATCGACACAATCAACAAGATAGGAGAGGCTAAGAAGTGAGCTTCACGATCAACGTCCCATCGGACTACACCCCATCAACTGGTTCTAGCGACCTAGGACCAATCCCTGTCGGCACCTACGACGCAACTGTATTCGAAGTAAAGGCCGAGCAGGTCAAGTCGGGTGCTAACGCAGGTAAGCCACGCTGGAATGTCCAGCTCCGTATTCAGGGCGGTCAGTATGACAACCGCCGTGTCTTCACCTACATCCCAATGTATGTTGCTGGTGACTTCTGGAAGTTTGAGAGCTTCTTCTCCGGTCTTGGCTACAAGGTCGAGGGTGCGTTCAGCGTTCCAGAGATCAACGACATCTTGGGTAAGCCAGTCAGCGTTCGCGTAAAGATTCGCGAGGCTGAGGGTGACTACCCAGCAACCAACGAAGTTGCAGGATTCAACAAGCGTGAATCCGCAACTGAGGCACTTGCTGCAATCGGTGCAACCACCGTTTGGCAAGAGCAGTAAGCTAATGGGCGGAGGGGTGCGTCTCCTAAAACGCACATTCGCCCCTCATGGAGCACCGCAATTTTACTCCTTTCTCTTGCGGTTGTGCAGGTTCGATTCCTGCTAGGGGCACGGCTTGGTGGTGGTTATGAGTCTGACTAATTCATAATCCCTAACCAAATCTTCAACTACGTCTTCTGGGACCACCACCGAGCCAACAAGAAAGGATGAAGCCATGGAGAAAAAGGAGTTTCTCGAGTCAATACTCGGGGAAGGCGCTGGCTACGCCACAATCGTTACAAAGGATTTCAGCGGTAACCCGACAATCCAGAAGTTCTTTAGCTACCCAGACGAACTCGACGAGATGGTTCAGTATGCTGAGGAAAGATCTGGTGAGGACCTTTACTTTTCGCCAATCAAGTTTTACGAAGAGCGCCGTATCCGCGAGAACGCCAAGAGCGTTGCAGTAGCGTATGCAGATGCCGATCTTTGTCACCCTAAGCACTTCAGGATGCCCCCTAGCATCGTTGTGCAGACATCTGACGACCGCTGGCACGCCTACTGGTTATTAGACACCGACTACGAGCCACACAGAGTTGCTATGCTCTCAAAGAAGATTGCATACGCACATCAGGAGCAAGGCTGTGACCTCTCCGGCTGGAACCCCACCAAATTACTTCGTATTCCGGGAAGCAAAAACACGAAGTATCAGCCAGCACAGGATGTCACAGCCGAAGCTTCTGGATTGGTTTACACCATCCAAGAGCTGGAGCAGGTCTACGCAGATGTTCAGGTTGAGTCACCGACTGAGCCGTTGAACGAGCCAATGCCAAAAGAGACTCCTGAGCTAATCAAGATTCTGGCAAAGCTACCAGCAGACAACAACATCATGACCCTCTACACCGAGGAGCCAATGCCAAATGCCGACATGAGCAAGATGCTCTGGAGGCTGGAGCTGGAGCTATTCCGTGCAGGGTTGTCTGCTGAAGAAGTCTTTGCAGTCGCTAGGCACGCAAAGTGCAATAAGTATCACCACCCAAATCGCCCAAAGCGTTTAGACCCAGATGGCGATCTGTGGCGTGAAGTGCTTCGTGCCAAGGCTTCATACCTGACTCCAGACACTCCAGAGCAGGCTATGGCTATCCAAGAAGAGCAGGCAGCGGTTTCCCATGTTCAAGATGACAGGGTTATCGATTTCCTAACTCGCGAGGAGCGCAATACTGTTATTGCATGCCCAACCTTCATCGACAAGTATGTTGCATGGGCCCGCAAGAAGACCGATGGTGCTATCGAGTATCAGATTGCATCCGCGTTCACTCTACTATCTGCTGCTTTTTCTGACACAGGCTATGGAACGCCGAAGTATGGCAAGCTCGGGCTAAACCTATGGTTCATGCTTTTGGGTGAGACCACTCTGAGCCGTAAGTCAACCAGCCGTCAGCTAATGCTCCGTATGCTTCGTGCTTACGAGAAATATGTTGGCTACCAGATTGACATCGGTTCGAACGTAACTGCTGAAGGTCTTGTAAAGCACCTATCTGGTCGCGACAAGATGACTTCGCTATTCCACCGCGATGAAGTTCAGGGTATGTTCAAGGAGTTCGTGACCAAGACATACATGGCAACTGCTGCTGACCAGTTCACCGAGCTTTACGACGGACACGTTCCGGTAGTTATTCGCTCGACTGGTGGCACCAACGCCAGGTCCGCCGTCCAGTCAGATCGTGCTGAGACTAACTTCATCATGTATCTAATGGGTATCACCAGCAAGGTGTCTGAGATTCTGACTGTGGACTACTTCCGTTCAGGCTTCTTAGCACGTTTCTTGTACGTTGTTGCAGACGCACCAGAGCGCACTTTTGAGCTCGAAGCGGTAGAGCAGGCACCAGAAGAAGAAACTGTGGTTGCACAGGACTACGAAATGGAGAATATCGTCCGTTCCATCTACGACAGCAAGCTGTGGTGGGAAAAGAAGGGCGCTCCGTTCCCCAGACCAATTCGCATGACCGACGAGGCACTATCGCGCTTCAACAAGTTCAAGTGGGACATGGGAAGCTTCACCGAAGGTCACCCTAACGAGGACTCGATTGAGCCTTCGCGCCAGCGTATGGCACTATCCATTTGGAAGTGTGCAATCTTGCTAGCGATGTATGACCGCTCGGACGAAGTTGAAGTTAGACACGTTGTCATCGCAATTCACTACGCAGAAGGCTGGTTCCGCAACCTTGTGCGCATGGCTGCATCGATCTCCGAGTCCGAGTGGGCACGAGAAGTCGACAGCTTGGAGGCATTTGTGGTCACCAAGGGTGGCAAGGTGCGTTACGACGAGGCTTACAAGCGCTTTAGCAACAAGAAGAAGCGTGAGTTTGACGAGATGCTGGAAGCGCTAAGGTCTCAAGGCCGTATGCGTGTGTATGTAGATAACTCTAGAACCGTTTTGGAGACGATGTGAACAAGCACGACGTAGTTTTAGCTATTGCCCTCTCAATTCGTCTCAGGGACGATTCTGAGACCGCTGAGAGGGACTCTCTCCTGCCTCTGGTGAAGCAGATCTCTGACTTCGGGGTTTTCTCGAACAGGCAGATAGCAAAAATTGCAAATAACAAAATTCACCACAACATCATTTCCAAGATAACGAAGAAGTCCACCAAGACAGGTGGAGCGATAAATCCCAAATCGCTTGAAGACATTAGGGAGTTGCTATTCGGTAGCGAGACCGGAAATGTAAGTTGGGATCTGGTGGAAAAAGTAATCAAGGCTGGGACATCCATGACCATGATTTCGAAGCTCACCGGAATTAGCAAGTCGACAATGAGTAGGAAAATTGGATCTATTTAGCAAGAAGGCAGAGTTTGAGTTGGTAAAGCATGATCGAGAGGCTGTGCTTTGGCACGCAAGCCGATTTGATCGGGGCCAGCGAGACAGTCTGGCTAGGGCTTGCTTCCAATACAGAGAGCAGAGGGGTTGGAAATGAATTCAACAACAACAATACTAGGGCTTGACCCCGGTGGAACGACCGGCGTCAGCCTAGTTTCTTTCGGGCTGACATCTGAGCCAAAAGTGCTTTGGTTCAACCAAATCCCAGACGGATTGCGAGGATTCCTAAATTGGTATCACAATGCGCATCACGACTGGGACTTTGTTGTTTGTGAAAGCTTTACGCTTCGCCCCGGTGTTCATGGGGCAGACATCACACCAACTTACATCATCGGTGCGCTAGAGGCTTTGGAGCAATACCGCACAAAGGTTCACTACCAAGCTCCCAGCATGAAGAAGCTGTGCGATGACGATGCACTTAAGCGGCTAGGAATGTATCAGCCGGGAAATCCGCACGCTAACGATGCCATCCGCCATAGTATAATTTACTTACGGAATTCGAAGCATATGCCTACGCTCAGAAAGGGCTGGCCCGAGTAATGCCTTACTACATCACAAACAAGCACCCAGACTGCGAAGGCGGATGGGCAACAGTTAAGTCTGATTACGAGATTCTCGGGTGCCACAGAAACAAGCAAGAAGCGATCGATCAAATGGTGGCTCTATCGATTGCTGAGGACATGCGTCCGGGCGGAACTCACCCAAGAGACCGACAGAAGGAAAGCATCCTAGTAGAAGCAGATGGCAAATACAAGGTGCCAGCTGGCGTTCAGAGTGCTGCTAAGCGTGCTCTGAAGTGGATCTCTGAGGGCAAGGCTGGAGACGGCTTTACTTCGGTTGGTCGCCGTCGTGCTCAGCAACTAGCAGCTGGTGGATATGTAACCAGAGATGTTGTTGCTCGCATGAAGTCATACTTTGCTCGACACGCAGTCGACAAGAAGGCTACTGGATTCAACTCTGGCGAAGAAGGCTACCCAACCCCCGGTCGTGTTGCATGGGACGCGTGGGGTGGCGATGCTGGACGCACTTGGGTCAATAGACTAAGCTTAGACTAACCTGAGCGTTAGGGCGCTATGAAAATTTTATTTCTGGACATCGAGACTACGCCAAACTTGGCTTACGTCTGGGGGCTATGGAACCAGAACGTTTCTATAAACCAAATGGTCTCCTCTACCGAGATGCTGTGCTTTGGCGCTCGTTGGTATGGAGAGAAAAAGGTTATCTTCAAGTCTGCGCACCATGACGGCAAAGAAGCCATGCTAAAAGAGGTCCACCGACTCATGGACGAGGCGGATGTACTGATCGGCTGGAACTCTGCGTCATTTGACACTAAGCACCTAAAGCGAGAGCTCATTGAGAACGACATGCTCCCGCCGTCTCCATACCGAGACCTTGACCTTATGCGTGTTGTCAAGTCGCAATTCAAATTCCCAAGCAACAAGCTCGACTATGTTGCACAGAAGCTTGGCGTTGGCGCGAAGGTCCAGCACTCCGGCTTCGACCTATGGCTAAAGTGCATGGCTGGCGATGACAAGGCTTGGCGCGAGATGAAGAAGTATCAGATTCAGGACGTAAACCTTCTGGTCGATCTTTATGAGAAGCTGAAGCCTTGGATTAAGAACCACCCAAGCACCGCTCTCCACAAGGGCGTGGCAGATGGGTGCGTTGTCTGTGCGTCAACAAACCTAATCTCTCGTGGCCTTGCCCACACTAATAACGCTAGCTACAAGCGTTATGTCTGCAAGGACTGTGGCAAGTGGCAACGTGGCTCCGAGAACGTAGCAAAGAGCATTAACAGGTCTATCTAATGAAGTGGCTTCGACGACTATTCCAGAGCCGAGGCCGTAGACTCCCCAAATATGGAGATGAAGGCACTCCGTATCTTGCTTACACTTACTTTGACACGGCAGCAAATGAAGAGATAATAATCCAGCTTCTTTGCACTTGCGGTTGGAATGTATCTGGCTTCAAGAGCGAGGTCGAGGGCACTTACTGGTGCGAGCATTGTGATAGAATATGCTCAGAAGGGTTGCCCACCTGCTACTTCTGTGGCAATCTCGCAAATGCTGACGTTGAAGCTATTAGAGCTCAATACGAAGATCAGACTCGCGAAGAAGACGAAGAATAGTCCCTAGAAACCCACGACCCCGGACTCACCTCTAAATCCGGGGTCGCAGCTTGTCGGGGTTTCTATAACCGTCCTAGCCTCCTAGGACACCATAGAGCGCTACTAATGCAGCAATAACTGAGATTAGTAGTGCAATATTTTCTTTCACAGTGCTCCGTTGCGTCTTTAGCTGCTGAATCTCCAGCTGCATTTCTTGGATCTCGGAGTCCTGCGCGTCAGACTTCTTCTCTAGGCGATCGATTGAATCTCTCAATCCCTTGATACCTTCCTCAATGCGCCCAATAGCAACGAGAACTTCAACCCAGTCTCTGTTGGAATTCATCTCTGCCATTTTCTTGCTCTTTCTGTGGGGCAGCCTTGCTCTGCTGCTCGAATCTCACAGGACTCAGTTTCTTCTGGCTTTTTAGTAAAGCCCTCGGTCTCCTGAGCCTGTGAGTCCGACGCATTACTTGGCTAGGTCGGGGTCGCTGTCGTCAAACTCGATGTCATCGAAGCCATCGTAGCTCTTAGACTGATCCTCCACGGCCTTGCGGATATCTTCATTCTCGGAAGCTTGTTTTGCAACAGCTGCTCTGAAGCCTTTTTCGATATCTTCATCGGAAATCATGGCATCCCATGCCAGCTGCACACCAAAGAAGATGATGATGCTAGAGAAAACGGTGGCTACACCAATTAGTCCACCCATGAACCAACCGACAGTTGGTCCACCAACAGCCATTCCGGGGATAAATGCGAACATGATTACGCCGATAGAGCGAATCATAATCTGCTTAAGTTTGCTAATCAATTTACGTCCTGTCCACATGTCGGGCATGTCTTCTTGGCAGCTTCAGCTTTTGGCTTGGCTGCTGTTTTCTTTACTGCGCCCTTTACGGCAGGAACTACCTGCGTCTTGACCCATTCAACAAAGTCAAACTTGTCGGCAGTCATGCCGAATACACCCTTGTGCTTCCACGAGATTGTCAGGTGAAGGTGCTTAGCACTCGAGGCTGAGCCTGTGTTGCCCATCTCCAGCACAGTTGCGCCTTCTTCGATCTCGTCGCCAACCTTTAGTGATGGGAAGGCAATTGAAGCCTCGTGACCACCCTTGCAGTTGACTCCATGCTTTGCACAAGCAAGGTGCGAATAGCCGATGTAGGCTGCCTTCTTCTTCTTTACGTCCCAAGCGGTGTGCTCAACAACCCAGCCAAGAATGTTGCTCCATTGAATTAGAGTGACTTTGCCCTTGGCAACAAATGGGATTAGCGTCTTTTTCTTGTTAGAACCAGCTGGAGCAAAATCAGTCCCAGAATGAGCCTGCATACCGTTCTTGCGACGAAAGTCAGACATCGAGCCATATACACCAGTTATGGTGTTCTCAGCGAAGGGCAGTCTTGCCATGGTAAATCCTAAAGGTCGTAGGTGCTTGCGTGCCAGACCAAGTAAAGGTCTGTCTCCGCGGTACTTCCGTTGCAGCGGAAAACCTTCGCAGTAAATCCAACGGTGCTTGGATCTCCAGCGATAGTTACCGCATAAACGCTTGCAGTTGTTGCGCCCTTGACTGTCGCAGTAACGTATGGAGCTGCCGAAAGAGCCTCTGGGAAAGTAACGGTTACGCTGACCACATCGCCAGTAGCGCTTGGGCCGGTAAAGAGTTGCTTTCCAGAGATAACACCAACGTTATCTGCCGTGGCAGCTACGCTTGCGAAGACAGACTCTAGTGGAGCAATCTGATCGCCTGAAGTTGGGTAGTAAACACCCTTATTAGTAGTTGCCATAAGTAAATTATACCTTATCCCTCTAGAGCCTCAACGCGAGCAGTTAGGTCCTTGATTAGCTGGTCTTGATGCTTTAGAGCCAGCACAAGGGCAGCGGTAAGCTCTGGGTAGTGGATGCCGTCTGGGCGCTTCGTGCCATCTTCCAGAGTCTCGTAGAAGGCAAAGATGTCGAGATCGGTTCCAGCTAGGTCTTCAGCAATAAAGCCCGGGTAATAGCGAGCGTCGTCGCCCCTAGACTCAACTTCGTCCTTGCGCTTGAACTTCTTTGGCTTTAGCCCCAGAATTGACTCATAGGCGATATTTAGGTCTTCGATCTGCTCCTTGTATCGCTGTGAGGAGCTGGTTCTTACGAGAAAGCCACCATCGGTAATAGATGCACCTGTGGTTCCACCACCAGAGAGTCCAGGACGCTGGATTGTTCCACCATAAAGGTTTCCTGCGCAACCGTTTGATCCGCTTGCGTAAATGTTATTGCCAGCAGTCACGTTGAATCCAGCTGAGACTGTTCCAGCAGAGCTGCTTATGTTACCGGTAGCGCTAAGGCTGTTGGCATCTACCGAACTACAGCTTATATAGCCCAAGTATGAACTTGAGCTAGTCGAAAACCCTGAGGCAGCTGAAACGGATCCGCTTGAGCTGATCGAGCCGGGGTTAAAAGATCCACCTATGCCGAAATCTCCGTTAACGTAAAGACTGTTGCTAACGGTTGTGTCTCCAGCTAGCGTGATTGACACAGAGTCAAGAGCAATCTCGCCTTGGTCACTAATAATGTAGAGCCCAGCGTCTCCGCCATCGTCGCCCTGTATATATCCAACCCTGCTACCGCCACCGCCGTAAAGCCCGCTAAAAAACTCAATGTTGCTACCAGATAGCTTGGCGCGAGTCCCGCCCGCAGCGGTCTGGATGGTAAAACCGGTAAGGGTTCCAGCGGTGATCTGGCTTGCTGCGATTGAGCCAGCATAGACATAGCTCGAAACTACATTGTCTGCCAGAACGGTTCCAGCTTTTAGGTTAAGGCCGTTTATCTTAGTGTTGTCAATCGGGTCAATCACAACATCGGTCACATTGGCGATGGACTCCTCGAGCCCACCCGGACCAAACACGTTGTCATTTAGAACGCCTAGGTCCTCCAAGATTGAATTGATCTTGGTTACAGCAGCGTCTAGCCTTGTGTAGCTAGTTGTCAACTGCGTATCCCTAGTAATGTTGTTCACCTCGGCACTCTGGAAGTCTGCCTGCAAGTTTGCAATTCTTTTCTCGACCTCTAGGCCCCAAAGCTTTGAATCTGATGGAAGATTATTAGCTGGGAAGAGCACCCCAGACTGCGCTACTCTACTTACATACGCCATTTTTACTCCTTAACCAAAGGGATGATAGTGAACTCATTGAACGTCATTCCGGCGTTCACCGAGTTAAAGTCAGCAAAAGTCTTTCCAGCCCATGACTCATTGAAATCACTAATCGTTACATAGTTAACTGCGGAAATCGATGCTCCAGCTTCATTAAATGAGGCACCGACAATGCGGAAAGTTGAGTTATATCCGTTGTTACTTAAGTTTACGTCGTAACCTTTAATAAGAGCACCGATTGTGCTACCAAAAGCCACGCCATCTTGCAAAGATGCGTTTAGGGCAATCCTGGGTCCACACATGCTCTGAGATGTTGCTAGAGCTGCTGCTAGCAGGTCGCTCTTTTTAGTCAGGAAGATGTTGTCAATCTGGCTACTTGCAATTGCTGGTGCATATTCTTCTGAAGCGCCAGTTGGAATGGTTATTGTGGAAGTCTCGAAGAAAACGCCAGTCCCGGTAATGTAAAGAGCTGGATACTCCTTGCCACCAGAAGATTCGACACCAACCTTGTATGGGGCTAGTGTAACCTCGACTGGCGAGCCATCTTCAGCTGGCAACTGCACAGACTTAGGGGCGGTTAGCCTTATCTCAATCTCGTTTGGAGTGTCAGTCAGCAGGACTTCTAGCTTTCCACCCTCAGCGACCCATTGGGAGACCTTTACTGGGTAATCATCGCTACCAACGATTACATACTCGCCAGTTGGGTGGTTGATTGGGAATGGCAGTTGGCTAATTGTCGATACTGCGACTGGTTGGTTTACAGACTCCAGCGAAGCGTTGATCTTAACTCGCTTGATGATAGTCTCGCCAGCTTCGACCTGCAAAGTGTCGGTGATAGACACGTTCTCGTTTATGGCATAGGTCTTCCTGCCAGTATTCTGCTCGCGCACAACGCGGTCAGAGTCATAGAAGGTCTTATATAGGTTTACACCAAGGTATTGTGCAGAGTCGTATGACTCAATGTCCAGCGAACTGTTCGAGAATAGGTCGACAATGTTTGCCTCAGCCTTTAGCGCCTCACGGAAGTGAAGCTGGTTGTCGATAATAGCCATCTCGATCTTTGTGCCGTCTTCGTCAATAGTCACGGCTGCACAAAGCTGCTCTAGGTAGGACCAGACGTTGCCAGTCCAGCCGATAAAGGCAACAGGGATTGCATTTAGCTTTGCTACCAATGCAGGGTCAATTACTGGCGTTACGTCAGCTAGGGCACAGTATTCTAGGATTGCTGTGTATAGGCTGGAAGACGCTCCACCGTGTGGCTGAGCGATTCTGTAAGCATTGAGTTTATATGCGATGGTTTCGCCAGTTAGCGATCCGACACCATTTGACTCACCATATTTTCTGGCGATAAAGCTTAGGTTGCCGAAGTATTCGTCTTCGATCTGAATCTCGTTGTTGATCAGCAGTCTGCTACCGCGTGGACCTTCATCGACTGAGATGGTGGCAGAAATCTGCCCGGCTCCCATGCTTGTTGAGTTCAGGTCAAATGGAGTAGCGTCTTCTGAGTATGAGTATGCAATCAGAGAATCAGCAGGAAGCGTGCCAGTTCCACTTAGGTTAGTTATCTTTGGCATTTAGACCTCCACGAAAGCAGCAGTAATTCCAATCTGACCGCCATTTATCTTGGCTGAGTAGTATTCCATCTCTGGAGTCTTGGCAAACTCTAGGGAAGTGGTTCCACGACCCGAAATGAAGCCACCTTGCTCGACCGAATCGGTCTCCGGGAGGATCTGAAGAATCATCCCAGCGATGTCGATTACGGAAGCTGAGGCGCTAGGGTTCTTCACAAAGATGTCAACGTGAGAGTAGGTGTCTCCACTCATTTGGGTGTTTGTGCGAATTTTTGAAGTAACTGCAAGTGGCACAGAGGCAACATCCGTAGAAGCGCCTGTGTCCCTGTCGTAGCCACGAAGCACGATGGTTGCACCCCCAGAAGTCTGCACACCGTGCCATCCAAAGTGCAACTTGAAGTTCTCTGGGATGATGATTCTGAATTGGTTTGTTGACTCAGCGATTGCAGCGCCAAAGGTCAGCCTTAGAGACTTGTATGGGTAGTCATTAGTGTTAGCAGCTGTGGTCACCTTCGAAGCAGCTCCAACAGTAGATAGTGCACCCCAGTCCTCGCCAGAAAGCATCGGGGCAGCCCAGTTTGGTGGGAATAGGTTAGTGTCTATGGCGTATGGGTCAAGCCAGTAAAACGGACCCTCTCCGTAGAGGCCATCTGCAAAGTCTTTGATTGTGTAAACGCTGTCTTCGATTGACGCGGTGTTCATCGAGCCAACCCAAGAGGCACCAAAGCTTCTGCTGTTTGCCTTGGACCGCTTGATTGACTGGCGACCGCTCAGTAGCTGGCTTTGGGCTACAAATGAAGTAGTGCCAGCTGCGAGACCAGACTGCGGAGCAGGAATCCAAGTTTGCTTAGTAGCGTTTCCGAAATAGACTTTTCTGTTCATTAGCGTGCACCCCTTCTGGCGATAAGCGTGTTTCCGCTATTTGCAGCCTCAGCGATCTTTACGTTGTCGCTATACAAGTTTACAGGACGGTCAGCAACCGCCCTCAGCAGGGCCCTGTCCTCTGGCGATAGGTAGGCAATAGTAGCTCCACCACCAGACATCACAGTAGAGCCACCGGAGGTCGAGAAGGCAACCTTCTGCTGGTTTAGGGCGTTCAGGAAGTCTACGCCATAAGCTCCAACTGCGGATGCCTTGACAACAAACTCTCCGTTGGATAGTCGAGCTGGGATGCTGTCACTTGTGCCAGTTCCGGGGCCACTTACGTATCCACCAGTAGCAAATGAGCGAGATACCTTTAGTAGCTCTCGATACATCTCAATGTATGAGGTATACATCGTTGAGTTGGTTGGGAATTTTCTCGCGATCTGTAGTGCACTTGCTGCGTTTGCAAGCACAGTCGACTTGGAGTCAAACTTCATGCTTACGCTTAGAGTGCGACCCTTGCTCAACCAGACCTGCAAGCCAGCTTCTGCCTGATCAGTCTTTACTCGGTCGGCAACTACATTCTTAAGCCTCCACTGCTTAGAAGCGAAGCTTTCGACATCTCCAGTTGCACCACTGGTATCAGCTTTTGTGGTAACAGTAGTGCTTCTCTGCTTTGCAACAAATTCAGCGATAGCTTGCTCAGCGGGGCTTAGGTTTGCATTTACCTCAACGTCTACATCTCTTGGCGCAGTTTGAGCAGTAGTCGAGAACTGGTCAAATAGTCCAAGGTATTCTCCCAGCTGATCCCTAGAGAATCCGGCTGCGATAGCGTTCTTCTCAAATTGACCCTTTAGAACCTGAATGTCGGCAGCCAAATCTTTTGGCTTGCGACCAAGCTTTGCCAGCATTGTTACATAATCTTGGTAAGTTGAGACCATGCCAAGCAGCGATGCACGGTTCTCCATGGCACTCTCACTCGTGCCAGTTAGGTTCTTGTCCTGAGCCTTAGTTGCATCTGCAACTCGCTTTTCGGCAGCAGCTTGCTGCTCGGTGTTCTTTGCAAGCTGTGCACGAATCTTGGCTGCACGAGCTTCGTCACCATAGCGCTCAGCAACAGATAGCTGATACTCCAAAATGCTTCGGTCAGCGGTGAGATCCTTGATTTCGTCGTTAGCCTTCTTGATCTGCTCGGTAGCGTCAGATGCTGATTCCTTTATTTCGTTCCAGCCCTTGGCGATCGAGTCTCGACCAATTTGCTTTCCAAACTCGAGCTCGGTAATTCTGGAGAGAATTCCGCTTAGGTCGTTCGCATAGTCAATAACGGTTCTCAGCTGGCCTGAAGTCTTGTCGGACTCATTTCCAAGCTCGTCAATTCCATCTGCTGCACCGGATGCACCATTAGCAACGCCGTCGAGAAGTGGTCCAAGAAGGGCTGCTTGGTTTACTGTGCCCTTAATCGCGGTTCCAGTATTCTTTAGAGCAGTCTCGAATGGAGTAAGGTCAATGCCGAAGATGGAAGCAACGCTCTTAATCTTGGCAAGTAGCCAAGTCATCATGGTACCGAGGAACCCGAACTCTTCGGTAATGCGAGATGCGACATCTTCAAGCTGCTCAAAACTTCCCTTGCCAGCTACCGCATTGTCACCAATTTTCTCTAGATAAACATCTAGGTTTCCAGAAGCAGCAGCTTCTAGAGCAGTCTGCAAGTTGAATCCGCTCTCCTTTAGCATCCGGATAGCTTCATCGTTCTTTATTAGCTCTTGGAAGGTGTCGCTCTGCACAAGGGCGTTACGGATCCAAGCAGCGGTGTTAGCACCTAGGACAAAGGTAAGGTCGTCAACTTCTTGAGCTGCCGATCCAGCTGCCCCGGTAGTAATTCCAAATACTTCGTTAAGGCTTCTTGCGTTGTTTGCAAGCCTCTCAGCCTCAGTAGCTGCGTCGTTAGAAGCTGCTTCAACTTCCATGAAAACGCCAGCAGCAGCAGATGCTGCACTTGCATCTCCAGTAGCCTTTAGAGCATCCTGATAGGCAGCTGCATCCTGAGTCAAAGCATCCTGAAGTCCACCGAAACCGCCAAGGATATTCTCGGCCTTCATTTCGATTGGGGATAGGGCTTCCGAAATCTTCTGGAACATCGCCAAGCCAGCGCTTAGAATTGCAATTGGGACCATTGTCTTCAGAGCGGTGTTTAGCGCTACTGATGCAACTCGAGCCTTGTTTAGCTTTAGGGTAGTCTGCTGAACGCCGTTACCTAGGACCTCAGTTGCAACTACTGCCTCACCCATGGCGATTGCGTAAGCAAAGGTCGATGCCTTAGCCAATGCAAGCACAGCGTTGATAGAAGCAACCACGCCAACAAAGCCAAGTCCAGCCATAATCCAAGGGGCGATCGACTGTGCCAGCGGAGTCCTGATAAATTCTGTGATCTGCTTTAGCGTCTCGTTTACTGAGTCGAGGATCGCCTTGAAGGTATCGCCAATTGCACCCTCGCCCAAGGTTGCAAGGAGGTTGTTCCAGTTGTTTTGTAGAAGCTCTAGCTTTGCTGCAACCGTGTCCTGAATCTTGCCGTAAGCCTCACCCAAGAAGGTTCCCTCTTGGTAGGCTTGGTTTGCGTTCCGGATCGACTCTGCGTAGATGTCGTAGTTGTCACCAAGCTTTTGGATGGTCTGAATGTCGCGAACGTTGACCATTCCTAGGTCACGCAAAACCGTGTCTAGGTTCTGTCCAGACTGGCTCATGCTCTGCAAGCCCTTAAGGAAGGCGTTGAAGGCGACCTGACCGTTTGTAGTCCATTGTGAGGCAAACTCCTGAGCGGTCATTCCAGAAATTCTTGCATACTGCTGCAAGCCAGCGCCGTTCTCGGAAATTGCCTTGTTGATTCCAGCAAATGCGCGGATGATTGAGCCTCGGGCAGCTTCAGGTGCAACACCAACCGAAGCTAGTGCAGTAGCCAGACCAACAACGTCTGGAGCAGCAAACTTCGCCATCTTAGCGGTGGTTGCGATTTCCTTAGTGGTTGATACGATCTGTTCTTCAGTTGCAACAGCCTTCACACCGGCATAGGCGATAGCTGCACCAAGCTGCTCGTATCCAACCTGTGCAGTTGGGTCTGACAGAAGCTCTACGACTCGACCAAGGCCCATAGCGGTTGCCTCGGCGGTCATTCCTGTGGTTGCGGAGAACATCGCAACTGTCTTGGTGAATTGCTCTAGGTTACCCTGTGCAATACCAAGCTGGTTACCAATGGTGGCAATCTCTGTGACTTTGCCGAAAGCAACCGGAATCTCGGAAGCAATCTGCATGAGCTCATATTTCATTACACGAGCAGCCTCGCCAACCTTGGCGCTTGTGAACTCCGTGGTTCTGTCTACGTTTGCAAATGCACGCTCAAACTCAATAGCAGCTTTTGCGACGGTGGTAAGTGCACCAAAAGCAGCAGCTCCCACAACGCCGTAGGCAGCTGCTACATCGTAAAGTGCATAGCGCTCGCGAGCAAGGTTTCTTAGGTTCTGAGTCTGCTCGTCGTTGATGTCATTTTGAAGCTTTGCCTGCTGCTTAGCCTTCTCGAAGCCAGAAGCCTCTACCGAAGCCTTGATCTGGACATTTTGGCCTCTAACCTTAGTGGCAAGACCCTCGAAAGCTCTTTCGGCAGTCTTGATGTTTCGCATAAATGCGGAAATATCTAATGAGAGTCTAGCCTCAAAATTTACAGACACACTACCGCCTTAGAATAATACTGTATCTATTCTACCTTATGCTGTTCGGCCAGCGATCTGTAAAAGTCCAACCTAGAAGGCATCTCCGAGCCATCGTAGGTATATGGGACCGTGTATGGATAGGTTCCATACTTCTTTTTCTTTGAGTTTTTCTTCTCTTCTTTTTCCTGCCACTTTTCAAGCTCAGCAGTCGCGTAACACTTAGCCTCTTTGACCTTAAAGCCAACATTGTGCGCAAATTCATTTCTGCACACCCAGATAGGGTTACCGCATTGTTGGCAAGTCTCGTCTTCGAGAATCTGCATGGCTTCAACCAGCAGGAAGTCGAATTTGGTCCAAGGCTCGTTCGGCTGTTCCTCGAAGATAAGAGCAGAAGGCTTTATCCCGGCTTTTAGGGCTGCCCTGACTTTGGTGACGTATTGTCTATTGCCGTCCCAAGTCAGGACTTCTGTAAAAAACCTGCGTCCGTCAATCCTTCAAAATAGGCAGTAGCTAGGGTTAGCTTTTGCATAGAAGCCACAAGCATGTTCCATACCTCTTTAGGCAGGTGTCCAGACAGATCTCTTACGTCTTCGGTAGTGAATTCGCGCTCGTCAATTTCACCCTCTGCGTTCTCGATCTTCACGAGGTTGGATGCCACTAGGCTGGAGATCCAATGCTTTAGCCAGCCATCGGTGTTCTCCGGCTGTCCATAAGCGTTTAGCTCAGCTGGGAATAACTTGTTTGCACGCTCAGTAATAGCGTCTACAACGCCCTGATTGACTCCGCGCATGTAGAAGGTCACCTTGGATGCTTTTACGGCCTCAGCGAGCTCGTTAGCCTTCTCTTCGAGCTTGGTAAGCTCGTCTGCGTCCTTTATGCGGGACATCTCGTCATTTAGCTTCGATAGCTCGTAGGCAGACTTAACGTCTAAGTATGCAACTACGATGTCTTCTGGATAAGCACGGCCCTTGGCAAAGGCGGTGATGTCAAACTTGCTCTTAGATTGTGCGTCTTTTACGAGTTGTAGGACTTCTTCAGTCGTTGTGTCTTGCTCAGTCATTTGCGCCTTTTTTCTTGCCCATTATTTAGTGTAAAAGGGGTGGGGAGAGGCTAATGGGCGCAAAACCTCTCCCCACCATTCTATTACGCTGCTGCGGTTACGTTCACGCCAAGCTTGCCCTGAGGCATGAAGTTGACCATGAACTTAACGCTGTCTTCACCTTCGGTGTTGTCCATGAAAGCGTCAGCGATGAACTTGAAGGCGTTTACCTTCTGACCAGCTGCAAGAGCAGTGGTGGTTGGAACGTTGATACGAGTTACTAGGAAGCCAACTGGACGAGTGCCATCAGTAGCAGCCTTGAAAGCCTCGTAAGCCTCGTAGTAGGCTCCGGTGGTCTCAGAAGTGATTCCACGGAAGAAGGTTAGAGCACCAGAGAACTGGGCGAATCCACGCTCCTGAACCTGTCCGGTGTCAACGATTCCGCGGTCGTCGATCTTGTTCGAGTCAGTTGCACCTAGGTCATAGCCATCCCAAGCGATTGCCTCAGTTAGCTCGATACCAGCTTCGATGTCAGCCACAGATGGGCCAGCAACAAACTCGTCCTCGGTGCCAGAAAGCTCGGATACTGGAACCCAGTAAACCTTGATCTTTCCGTTGGAAACAGACTTGGTTCCGATGGTTGCCTTTAGCTCTGGGCCAGCACCAGCAGTTCCAGCACCAACGGTGGTGTTTACAACAACCTCACCAGTGGTTAGGAAGCGAGCACCAAGACGGATCATCTCGCCATCGCCAACTAGGTCAACTGGGAAGTCGGTCTTAACGCCGTATACGGAAACCTCGTCGCCAGCCTCGAAAGCTGCGTCGTGTGGCTTACCAATGCGCTTGATTAGGTAGTACTTGACATCTGCGGTTGAGAATAGGTCGCGTGCCTTGTTGTAAACAGAGTCAGCGGTCAGGTTCTCGTCGCGGAACAAGTCGAGGGAAGCCTCGTAGTTGTAGTAGGTTGGGGTCTGAACGTCTGCGTTGTCAACAATCGCTAGAGAGTTGTCGCTGTCAGAGTCAGTCATGTTCAAGGTATAGTCGTCAGTAACGGCTGGCGAAATGTTGAATACCTTGGTTGCGTCGGTGATCTCGGTGAGCGTAGGTGCGCTCCAGTCAGCGAACGCATCCGAGGCTGCAACATAAATGCCAACGTTCGGGCGAAGCATCTTTGTAGACATTATTTTTCCTCGTTATCTTCGTTTTCGGTTTCTGGAGCTGGCTGCTCCTCTGGTAGAGAAACACCGAGTGGACGCTCCCATTCCGTTCCGTCTTGCACAAGGCCATCGCCGTCTGCATCAACTGGGTTTGGGATATACTCAGCCTTCTTCTTTTTTGTTTTTGGAGCAGCCGAAACCTCAAGCGTCTCAGCAGTTTCGCTGATAAGCTCTAGGTCTTTGCCCAAAACTGGGTGACCAATGTAATGGTCAGGGACGTTTGCCACCTTGCCGGTTCGCAAATTCTTTACAAAAGCCACGTTATAGTCCTTCCGCGCTATCTCTCATTTTACCACACGGTGTTTACCGTGAAGCTGAAGGCTACTTCTGATACATAGCTCTTCGGAACCGAGACGCTCTCGGTTTTTGCGTAGTTCCTGCCACCTGCTGGGCGCAATTCGCCGGCATCGGTTGGCTGGAAGCCAAGCAAAGACTCTCGCACAAGGTTCGCAACCTGACGAGCTGCCATTTGGGTAGGTGCAACGCACATAATCACACAGTAGCTAGTGCCTGTGTTGTAGCGGGTTGATAGGATACCGCGACCGGAGCCAGATTCGGTCATGTCGCCGTAAATTGCCACAACGTAAGGGTTAAATAGCCCATTTGCGCCGTGTGCGATCTTCTTGTCATCTGGCACAGCAGTCTCATAGACATCCTGCGCCAAGTCCTCGCGAAGCTTGGCGGTTATCTGGTTGTGAACTGAAAGCAGGTCTAGACTCATAATCCACCTTTTCTATCCTGAGTTACCTTGAACCCATCTCGTCTCATTATTTTGATTAGCTGCTCTTGGGTGTAAACAACTGCACCATACTTACGTAAAGCGTTCTCACCCTCGTTTAGCAAGCCCATACCGACTCCGCCAGACATGTAAGAACCAGTATCTTGCTGAGCAAAATAGTCCTTCTTGGTGTTTATCCAACCGAATTTGCTAACAATCTTATTCTTGCTGCTTATCGCATACTTGTGAGAGACCGATCTGAGCATAAGACCAGAGTTCTTGTCAATGCCAAATCTGTCGAAAGCGACCCTGCTGCCAATACGAGCACCGGGCTCATAGTTGTTAACTTGGTTCTTGTATTCGTGCCACTCGGTCCCAGTAGGGCTTCCGGTGGCGATTGACTCGCGCATAAACTCAGCACCAAGATCAGCAACTTCGGTAACTACCTCAGATGCGTTAAACAGCGTCTCCGAGGCGTAGTTTCCGATGTAACGAGAAAAGTCTTCTAGCTTAGGCATCTGGATCCGCCTCTAGGTTTACGTCGCACACAAGCGTCCGGACCCAAGGCGAAGATGAATTAATAACATCGCGAACGATGTAGATAAACTTTTCTAGCATTGGATCAACTGGGCTGCTGGTGACCATTAGATAGTCTCCCGGGCGGATGTCCGTCATAGCGCCATTTGAACCAGTCACGCTGTTGCCACTAAAGTCGAGCTCAACCTGAACCTTGCGGGTCACAGAGTCGTTGCTAAGCGTGTTTGCATCCGAAGCATTTGAGAGTGGCTGGATTCTCGCCATACCACTCCAGACAACCGTTGCGTTGTCGGACCAAGTATTAGTAGTCGCGTCATAATCCACGCCCTCTAGTCCTTGGTGGTAAACGGAAACTGCACAGTTCATGAAGGACTTGGCGACTGGGCGGTTGTGGTAAGCCCAGCGCGGATCTAGTGCAGGTCTGCTATTTAGAGCCATGAATTATCCCACGCCTCGCTGTTACCAACAATGGTGAAGCTGTCGTAGGAGTCTTCTGCGTCATCTTTGTCAGCTTCAGCCATTAGCATTGAAGCCTGAGCACGAAGTTCGGCAGCTAGCTTAGCTCCGTCCGTAGATAGATCGTTGGTCTTAATTACCTTGTTAATCAGGGCTTCTGATGTAGCAAGAACTAGTTTCGCCTGTGCAGCAGAACGCTTGATGTTGTTAGAGTAAAGGGATAGTAGCGCCTGAATCTGCGGGTCGCTAAAAAGATAGGCAGCAGTAGCAGTCGGGTCTACTGGGTTCTCAAGCTGCTCGGTGTCCGGAATGAGCAGTCTTACCTGCCCGATAGCAGTAGTGTAGTCGGGAGGAGTAATGTCTGGCGTAGGCATACACCTATTTTACACTACGCCAGAGCAGCCCTGTATTTTTCTAGGTTTTCCTTCAGTCGGTCGCTGGCAGGGTCTAGATTGTATGCTCTTTCGCCAAAGTCATAAGCCAGCTGGTAGTTGCCCATATTGTATAGCGCAATAGCCCCTAGGTCGTATGGCAGAGGCCCCCAAGCAAACTCCTCGACTAAATACTCTAAAGGCTTCTCAGAGATCGCTAGAGCGCCGTTTACGGCTTTGTAGCAGCTTTCCCACTGCTGTCTGTAGTAATACAGGCTTGCAAGCTCTACATAAGCCTCACGGCGATTTGGAGCTTCTTCTATAGCCATCTTAAGCCAATGCTCAGCTGAAATTGGCTCGCATTTAGCTAAGTACCGCATAGATGCAGCTCTCTCTGGAGCCCACTTAGCCGTTGGAAGACTTAGATGCCTTCTAAACTCGTCAGCAGCGTCAAGGTGCCTTCTATTGAAGTAAAGCTCTCGTGCGTAATAAAAAGCGTTTCTGTCATCGTTTGGATCTTCTTCAACAGCAACCCTTAGAAGTGGTAGATACTGCGAACGTGACTTTGAGTGGTCTGGATGGTGATGAATCTCCAGCTTCACCCAATGCTGAGTCTCTGGCACATCGCCATAAGCGGTCAGGACTTCGTGCACAGGGTGCTTCCAGCGATAGCCAAACCGAGAGTGAATCTTGTCTCCGCCATATTGCAAGGCTGGAATTGTCTCCATGCCATCTTTCCAAGACCATGTGTATTGGTATCTCGGACGAGTTGCTTTACGCGCAAAAGCCTTCTCTAATTCGAGTCTCCAGCCCGGTAAAAGAATTTCATCTACGTCTAGGGCGATGCAATAGTCAATATCTGCTGGGAGAGCTGCTAATGCAGCATTTCTAGCCATATCAAATCGCCAAGGGCGCACAGATAGGTCGATAACATTAATGCCCAGCTCCCTAGCCTTTTCAGCAGTGCCATCAGTCGATCCGGTATCTGCAATAAGCAAGTAGTCTGCGTCCTTTGCGCTGTTATACCATCGCTCAACAAACTTCTCTTCGTTTAGAGCGATGGTATATACAGCGACCTTCATTACTTCTCCTGATCGTCTGGAACTGAGTCCCATTTTCCGATTGGGCACGATGCGTGAGGCAGTGATGTCTTTGCAGGCATAATGCAACCACACTTTGTGCACTGTTGTGTTAGCTTAACAAAGAACTCGCAATTGCGACAAGCGTCCATGCGAAGTTCTTTAATTTCTTCGCTAACTCTACCAATATTTGGGTTTAGCAAATCCCAGGGTCGGGCCTCTTTGGGCTTTTCAGCTTCAGGATGCTCATTATTAGCCGTTTCTAGGTCGTGAGAATGTGGCTGTTCACCAGACTCTTCGTGTGGCTTATGCTTGCACCCGCAACCCTCTCCAGAATCTTCTGAAGCTTCATCCTTATTCTCATTCTCCGGAGACTCTACATAATTAAAAGCAGCAACTACATTCTCGTAATTAACAGTCTCAAGAACCCAGCTTGTTGGGTGCAGCATAGAATCGGTTAGCCGTCCGTGCTCTAGATCAACATTTGCATAGTTTTGGTATGCATAAACAAAGTTCTCTCGACCCTCAGTTGTGATAAATGACTTATAGTTTTCACGCTGTCTAGCGTTCATCTGGTCAAAAACACCAAATTGCTTCATGTAGTCTCCAGCAGACTTGCGGTTAACTGGGCCCGTAGCATTTGGTGGAAGGTAGTAATGCCTTACTATCGCATTTTCAATGTTCGGTATAGCCATAGACCATTCGCTAGCCAAGATATTTATCGACTGGACTAGCTCCTCTTCAAAGAAGACTGCTGATATTTCTAAACCGAGTCTGCGAGCAAAATCCTTATCTCCAAAAGCAAAATTTGCATTAAATTTTGGGGCTGGTATGTATTTAGCGGTTGAATCGGTTATTCTGGATATTGGCACAGTATCCCAAACTGGCATACCCATTCGGGTCTCGAACCTAGAATAAAGTGGGTAATAGAAGCCAGCGTGTGCGTTCATCCCTTCAGGGAAGTCAAGGGTTCTTTCGCCAGAGTCTGTTAGGAAGTAATTACCGGCATATGCGGTAAGTATGGTCTTTTTATTCTGAGCAGCAGCTTTTGCTTCAGCCAGCATCTCAATTAGAATTGTGTCCCAATTCTCTGCAAACATGCTATGAGAATCTACTTGCAAAAAGTAGTCCTCTTCATTGTAAAAGCTGTGCGCCTTAGCCCTACCCCTGCCAACCCCTAAATCTGTAAGCGCATTTTTAGCGGTTAGCTTTGTGAAGGTAAGATTTACGTTTTTGCCATATTTCTTAATTTCTGCTTTTACTTTTTTAAGAAACTTTTTATTGGAGTCTTGCAAAGCTATGCCAACAAAAACTCTGTTTGGGTGCTCTGCCTTTGCAAATACGTCATCGATCGTAGGTATCAGCTCTTCGTCATAGAATGACGGAATTGATACATATATAGTTTCTAGCGAAATATTTTCTTGTTCCATGATGTCCTCTTATACCAAGCTAATGGTGCGTTTTGGTTTGCTGCATTATCTAGATATTGATAGCCCTTGCCTTCATCGATAATCTTACTATCCCAAGAATCTCGCTTGAATGGAATGGCTTGAATTATTGGAGTTCCAGCTGGGATAACACCAGTAAAGTCGCTCTTGATAACAAATGGGAAGTTAATAATCATTGGGTGCTTGTCTGTATCAACAACCCCACTAAATGAATAAAATGGGAGATCCATTCGGTTCATTGGGTGCACAAAGAGCGTGCTGTAGCCCTTAGGGGTTTTTATGTACCAAGAATTAATCCATTTGTGCGGTTGTGGATCAAATTCCTCGGAGATGACAACCTGTTCAGTCTGAACCGCTAAATGGTCGCTATTTAATGGGAAAATGGCATTTGAGAATACTTGTTTTGACTCTGGCTCATACATTACATCTGCTGGCAACGGAATCATGTAACCCAAATTCAATGTGTCAAGAACAGGGATACATTTTTTAACAGTTTCGATACCGTCTACAACACCTGGCATCGTCCTATACCACTCTGGCACAAAACGACTAGCTGGAGCTGGCTTTAAAATATCAAGCTGTGGCTTATCGGAAATGAAAGTTATGTTTTTACCGGAGATCTTCACTTCTAATCCTTTTTGAGCTCAAATGCTGATGGCTTTAAATCTGAGCTACTTTTTACAAACTCAGAGCCATTGTATTTATCGCCCGGGAAAACTTGAATTTGATTAGGATCAAATTTGATAAATTGTGGTTCAGCCATAAGGATAGATGTTAGCTTCGGCTGTGCCCTCATTACGTCTTGAACCTCGCCATCGACGACTATAGCTAGGAACGAAATGTCCTGCATGATACTCATGTCTGGCATGAATGACGAGCTAGAGATAGCTGACTGTTTTTTAGCGTTCTTTCTCTCAATATAGCTAAGAGCTGCCATCTTGATAAGGTCAAGAGTTGTAACCCTTTTTACGTCCCCGGGGACTTTTATGACCAGCTTTTTCTCTGGTCTCTCCTTGGCTATTTTTTGCTTCTTCATCGGTAATCCTTCTTCCTCCAAAAGATTCTTTTATAAAGCGTCTCAGGCTGTCTAACCAACTTGCCCTGAACTTTTTCGACATCAGACATACCAGTTGAATCGTCCACAAGCATCCATGATGCTCTCTTTATTGGAATGATCTGCGCAAACGGAGTGCCGGCTGGAATCGTGCCTTCAAAGTCCTGTCGCAAGAAGAACGGCACGTTACCGGGTGCATTGAAGTTATCGCTATCAACGATTCCAGCGGAAATTGTAAATGGCAGATCGTATCTATTTAATGGGTGCACAACTAGCGTTGACCAGCCCTTTGGGGTTTTCCAGCCCCAAAAGCCAGAAAATACTAAATGGTTTGGGTAGTGCCCAGCAGGTCTTGGCATGTTCAAGCCAAGCTCCTTAGGTCGCTCGTCTACAAATCCTCGCAAGGCATCTGGCCCATTCCAGCTAAATCTAGGGTTGCCTTGCTCGTCTTTTGTAACATAGATATCAACTGGAGTAACAAGCGTATATCCGCTGACCAGCGTATCCATAAATGGCATACATTTTTTCAGACCAGCATGCTCTTCCCTATTCGGATCAGCTGGATCAACATAAGTGCTTTCAGAGAGCCTATACCACTCAGGCACAGCCTGACGAATTGCTACTGGCTTACCCCATTCCCTGAGGCCATCACGAGAGAATACTTTAAATAGTTTCATTTTGCGCCCTAACTACTATGAAACTATTCTACACCTAGTTTCCCGTGATAGTTATCTCGTCTACTGAGTAGCCCTGTCCGTAGCTGCTTGGGACAACCGTAATTCCAAACTTAGGCTTAATTACAGCGCCAGTTGCATTGTAAACAATGTCACTTCCAACCTGAGTCACTTGGTTAGCATCAGAGTAGGCTTTGACGGTTATCTGGTTACCAGATGTGGTGACCCTTAGAGAGTTTACAACCGAATTAATTGCGGTATTAACAAGAGTTGAAACTACGTTACCAGCTGACTGTAGAACTTTAATGTAAGTAGGGTAGCAAGTCTGGCAGCTGTAATATGGTCCATTGTAACCCGTAGCATTAGCATATCCAGTTGCATAGTTTGGGTAATAAGACCAAGTGCTACAGCTAAAACAGCTGTTGTCACCACAAACGTTGTAAGAAGCAACACAGACATCTGCGTTGTAGCAAGAGCAGTAGTTTCCTTGACAGTTTGAACCGTTATAGCAAGAGCAATAGTAACCCTTACAGTTTCCACCTGCGTTGTATCCATAACAACTGTAACCACAGCAGTTCGAGGTGTTGTATCCATAGCAAGTGTAGCCACAGCAGTTAGATCCACTGTAAGCTACGCAGACATTGTAGTAGTAGCAGCAGT